ACCAGTTACCTCCAGCGAACTGGTTTCCTGACTGTCCTGCTTGGTGTACCTTACCGTACCACACAGCCTGAGGCAGGTCACGAATCGTCGCACTCGTCTTACCAATAGACCAGATGCCTCGGGAAGACGCTGCCTCACCTAGTGCACCACTGCGCACTAGGATCATCGAGCCCGAACCTTCCTTCTTGCGCCGAGCCAAAGTGACAGGCGACAGGCCTTCCCATTCAGGACGTCCACCAGAGACGAAGTTCTCCAGGATCGAGACAGTCATGACATCGTCGACAGCTTTAGTCAGAGGCTCGTGCATGTCCTCGAGTTCTTCAGCCAGCATAGCAACACGCTTAGCCACAATGCCCAAAGAGGGCTTGAACTCGAAGGACGTGATCTGTCGGTCGAATCGCATCAAGTCGACGGCTGCAGCAATTTGAGAAGCTGTCACCATGTCCGCTAGTCCTGCCATGTTGACCTCCTCTCAGAAGACTGCATCCATACGGAAGTATGGACCGCATTCGGGATCAGTGTCGGTTGGGTACACCGAGGGCAGTCCATCACCAGGCGTTGCAGTGACTGTACCCGGGATGTCGATCTCCGACTCAACAATCGAAGTCAGAAGCCCCATTGCACCAGCACGAAGCAGTGCTGAGTAGTCAGAGAGGTCAGCATCTTCGGAGTACTGACGGTCAATGACCCATGCGACGTACAGCTTCGCCAGAATCGTCTTGACTAGTGCAGGAGTAGTGACTGAGGAGACCCAGGTGGAAGTGTCAGCAACAGAGGCGATGTTGGCCAACACCTCCGCCTGAATCTGCTCAAGGAGGGCCTCATCGAGACCACTTACCCAGGCAGGAGCCAGCTTGGTCTTCTCACCCCAGGCTTGTGCTTCCTGGATCGTAATCAGACTTGCCATACTAGCTCCTTTCGAGTCGGTGAGGGGGCCTCAGAAGGCGAGACAGCTAACTGAGGCCCCCTCGTGCTAAGACTGCGACGACGGCGGAGTCGCAGTCTTAGCCGGCGTCGACTTGGTGGGCTTAGGGGTGGACTGGGCCCCCTTCGCTTCCTCGTCGTCGCCTTCGGACGAGTCTTCCCGACCCTCAGGACGGGTCTGCGTGAGAGCCCCAGCATCCCAAAGGCTCTTCATGTCCTCCTTGGACAGGCCGGTGACCTCGTCGCCCGGCTCGAAGACCTTGGACTCGTACTTTCCTTCCTGAGAACCGTCCTCGGCACGCTTGCCGAACTTGATCTTCGTAGTGGCCCAGAACTGGTTGGCCATGGTGCCTCCTTAGGCCAGAACGTCCTTGATGAGATAGCCGGCGACGACCTTGCTGGAACCGTCGAGGGCGATGTGCTTCAGATCGTAGCGACGCCGCAGACGGATCAGGTCCGAAGCACGCTTCTCCTCCCGCCACCGGTCCACGAACTGCGGGCCCCAACGGAACTCGTAGCCGTAGGCCGGCGTCTTCAGACCCGGACGCGGAGGGACCCACGCCAAGACCACATCGTCGCCCCAGACGTACCCGAGCGTCTCCGTGGCACCGTAGTTGACGGCGGTGTTGTAGCCTACGCCGGGCACGATCCACCGGTCGAGGCCGAAGATCGCCGACATCAGCTCGGGAGCGAAGATCGCACGCTCGGAGTACTTGATGCGATCCAGGAAGTCGTTGTGGTCTTCCAGAGCGGTCATGACCTGGTAGGGGACCATGGCCGTGTTGGGCCGCATGAAGAGCTTCGCGTGGATCGCCGTGAAGCCGGCACGGATGTCCGCGATCGGGTGAGAGCCGGCAGCGTCGCCGGAGTCCCACCGGTCCACGCCAGCCAGCGTGACCGTGTTGCCGGTCGCGTAGTTGGCAGCGGTCACGGCCAGGTTGCGGATGAGCAGCTCCTTGCCCAGCATGATCTTGCTGGTCAGCAGCTCAGTGGCATCACGGTCAGGCGAGAGAGGACTGTCGGCGTTCTCTCGCTCCTCGTCCGTCACTGCGATCTGGAGCGCGTGCTCCTTGGCGTAGTACGGCTGAGTCGAGACCTGCATGCCGGGGATCTCGTTGGCCTCGGTACCCGGTGCGCGCTCGTCGCCACGCTCCGGGAGCCAGCCCTCACGTCCGTAGACGTAGTAGATGTCCGACTGCTTGTTGACCTGCACCGTGGGGAACAGTGCTTCGCCAACGAAACCGTTGTTCGGCCAACCGACGGAGATCTGAGTGAGGATCTTGTCAATGTGGACGTTGCCGCCACCATTGGGGTTGTAGACTGCCACGATACCTCCTCTCAGGCCTTCGCGATGGTGAAGTGGTACGGGAGCAGTAGGACGTCAATCCACTGTCCCGCAGCGGTGGCCGCCTGGAGCGCGATGCCCATGGCGAACTGGGTTGCCACGGCCGTCTGCGCTCGACCGTTGGCCGACGGTGCGACCGAGTCCATCAGCGAGATGGCAGCGGCAGCCTCGACCTTGGTGATGCCAAGGATGCGCACGTCGACCTGCACGTTGCCAGTAGCAGAGTCAGCAGCGTCGACACGCTGCTGGACAACGCCGATGGCCTTATCAGTGACCGCTGAGCACTCGATCACCTTGTTCTCGTCAGCGTTGAACTTGACGAACCGGTAGATGCTCTGGGCCGCACCCGAGTTGGAGAGGTTGAACCCCTTGTCGAGAACGTAGTTCGGACCAGCCATTTAGGAACCCCCTCTCAGATCTTGAACGCGTACGACTCAGCCTGGTACCGAGCGTAGAGCTCGGGGTCGCTGGCGAAGACGTCAGTCATCGCGTCAGCGTACGAGAGCTCCTTGCCCGAAGCCTCGTGGAACTGCTTGCGCGTCGCGGCGATCTTGGCCTCAGCCTCTTCCGAAGCCGACTTTCCACCGTTGACAGCCGTGACATTGCCCGAAGTGCCGACCTCGCCGAGCTGCACAGTAGTGTTGCCGCCCTGGACGAGCTTGAGCAGCACGTGCAGATCTTCGTGAAGCTGGACCGGGAGCTTCGCCAGGAGCTTCGCAGCCTCGTCGAGCACGGCCGGCGCCACGATGGTCTGGCCCGTACGGTACTCGTTGAGGCGCACGCGGATCTCGGACAGCTTGTTCGACTGGGCCAGGAGGGCGACCTGCTCGGACAGTGCCTTGTTCTGAGCCAGCTGGGCACGCATCATTGCGGCCAGAGCCGGGTTGGTCTTGGCGAGCTCGGAGAGCTGGACCTCCTCCGGCGTCACCATCTCGCCCTTGTCGTTCACCTGGGTCGCCGTGGTGGCATCGAACGGGAGACCGTTCAGCGTACCCTGCGGACTGGTGACTGCGGCGTTGTTCGGTGCGTGAGTAGTGGCCGTACGGTCCACCGGCTGGCTCTTCGAAGTGGCTGCTTCACGATCGGCCTTCGCCCGCTCGACGATCTTGTCGTCCTGCGAGCCGTCGCTAGGCAGACCGTAGAGAGCGCGGAGCTCCTCGATCTTCATACCTTCCCCTTCACTCTTCTGTTCTGCGAACGTCAGCTCGCTCAGGTTGACCGGAAGCAAGTCCTTCAGGAACGGACGGTTCGTGATTCCGCCACCGAAGAGAACGTCACGGTGCTGTACTCCAGATGCATCCGTCCACTCGTCCTGGAACTCCGGACTGAAGTAACGGTAGGCACCCTCCTTGATCTTCTCCGCTGCTGTCTTAGTCCACTCCACGAGAAGGTAGAGGGCGTCACCTTCTACCTTAGCGTCCTCCACCCACCCTGCGGCCTCATTGCCACGGGCAGGGTCGGCCTTGTGGTCGTAGTCGATGTCCAGTGCGATACCACGGACCTTCCTCTTGACAGAGTCAGCAAAGCGCACTAGGCGGTCTGCCGTGAAGCTGATCTGTCCGTAGGTCGGGTGGGCGTAGTTGCCTACGCGCATGGCCTGGATCCACTTCTTTTGGCCTTCAGAAAAGGCCAGCCCCCGGAGGTCTGCGTAGTAACCGAAACGTGCCATTGTTCACCTCCCTGCCCCTGACTAGGCTGGTCTGATTATATAGCACCCACTCTAGCGAGAGCAAGTACGTCATTGGTTAACCCCTGCCAGAGCCATCTCGTCCAGCGTTAGCCGCAGGCGGACGTGCACTGGGACGTCCCTGTCGAGGAGGCCCAACACGAGGAGGTTGGGCGGGCTGGACATCGTTGTCAGTACCATTGTCCTCCTCAAGAGGGTTCTGCGGCTGCAACTCTGGAGGCTCGCGACGCGTTTCGAAGTCGATCTCGGGGAGGTCGTTCTCCTCGCGCAGCTGCTTCTCAAGGGTCTCATCCGGAAGGATCAGTCCGGCACCGACGTAGTTACGAAGCGTGAAGGACTGAGTACGCTGATCTTCCCACTCACCAATACGGCGCACGCGAAGCTTGGGAGTCTTCACTCGAGAGTAGTTCAGCTTCACCAAGGGCTCGATCACGTAACGGTTCATCGTGTCAGCGATGGAGTCTGCAACGTACCTCGTTGCCTTGTAGAACGTCTCTAGCCCTTCCTTCTTCTGGTTCACAGAGGCCAGGAAGGGCGCAAGTACGTTCGCCATGATCATGTCGTTGTGGTGCTCGATCGAGGGCAACGAGTCCACCGGCTGGCCTTCGAGCTTGGCGAAGTAGATCTCCCACTGAGGCGGCAGCGTGATGTGGGAACGTTCGTTGGTACGAAGGTTCCGACCGATCATCTCAGCCAGCTTCTTGTCAGGATCCTTCCAGCCGGGAGGCATCTTGATCACAGGCACACCGATGCCGTGACGCTCCTTCTGGATAGCATCGATCTTGTACAACGTGTCCTTGTACTTGTAGTGCTTGTATGCCGACCGAAGGATCGAGATACCCTGGAGGTCTCCAGCCTCAGCCTCCAAGGTGAAGATGACCAACTTGTCGATCGGGATCGGAATGCCATCGTCAGGATCGAACGAGCCGATCGAGGTCTGAGGCTCCATCACGATCGCCCGAGGGCCTCCATGGATGTCGTACCGGAACTCCTTGACATCTGCAGGGTGCCGAGGAGCCAGCTTGCGAAGACTCACCTTGCCATCAGAGTCGAGCTGGTACACCTTCTCCATCGGCATGTAGCCGTAATCGCACATGAGGAGGATGTCCTCAAGCGTTCGCGACCAGGAGGTAGTCATCCGCTCGCTCAGATTGTCCTGAACCCACTCGGCTACGTTCTTGTCCCGCGCAGAGTCCGAACCTGGCTGCATGAACCAACGCGCTGAGAGTACTGGAGTCTTGAACTGCCGCAGTGAGCCGCGGATGATACCGTCGAGACGCTTCATACGGTAGTACTCAGTAATGCCAAGCTTGTCGCGGAGCTTCGGGTTCCACTCCTCTCGGGTCCAGGCAGTCCACGGAGAAGGACTGGAGTAGCCCAGCTCAGGACCAACAGCTACGACCTCGGCTAGCTGCGTAGGACGCTCAGCCATGATGATCGCATCATCAGTAGCATCCACCAGCTCGTATGCCTCGAGGAGCTCCGCCAAGGCGACAGAACCAGGATCTCCATCAGGAGGCAGCTCGAACAATGTACCCTGCATCAGAACTCCATTTCCCAATTGAAGAAGCCACCATCACCTGAGAGCTCGAAGGCATTACTGCCCGTGTCCGAAATGCTCTCCTGGTTCAGTCCGGAGTAGAGATCGGTAAGCCGCGAATTGCAGCCCAGTTTGACGATATGCATGAGTCCGTAGCGAAGTGCATCGAGCGCATGGTCAGCGTGCTTCTTCGCCTGCTCCCGCACGTTTTGTTCCGGGCGAGTATCCGGCGCCCGATAGTTATTGAACTCGTAGATGAGGTTCTTACACGAATGATCGATAAAGAGCTTCGGCCGCTTCTTAGGTGTCCCGTACTCGTCGCAGACGACAAGCGTCCCTGAAGGTGTGTAGACATCCTGTAGCTTTAGGAAGCTCTTGACAAGGTCAATGCCTTCGCGCCAGTTCTTCTTGGCCTCGGGTTCCGCAAACGCAGGGACGAAGTTCTCGGAGATACTAGCGCAGGCTTCAGGATCTGCCGCGTCTCCGAACGCCAAGTCCAAATGGTAACCTTCAGGCTGTGGCATGTTGCGAAGAAAAGCGATGTGCTCAGCCAGCTGCATGTACGGCTTGTAGTGCTCCCGCCATACATATACGTTGTCCTGTGGATCGATCTGGAAGAAGACCCAGGCCCACGGGTTCGTATAACCGGGGTCATACCCAACGTAGCTATCCCAGGCCGGATTGAACTTGACATCTGTGACATGTACACTCTCCTGGAACTCGCCGTAGATCTTGCCTACGAAGGCCGAGAAGTCGGCACCATACTCCTGAAGGAACCACTCGTGAGCAGTCGTTCGCTCAATCTCGAGGATCTCCGGATCTTGACGGCCAAGAGGGTAGACGTATGGATTGTCCCACGATGGGAACTGCCAAGATTCGTAGGAAGGCTCGTTCGGATCACGGCCAGTCTGCCAAAGACCATGAAGCCAGTTGAAACCTTCAGGAGTTGTAGGGAATGTGGCATTGCCCCGCTTGTCAGCAAGAGCAGGGCGAACGAACCGCTCCCAGGTATCCTTCTTATGCTTCGCGGCCTCCGACATGAGGGCAAAATCGAGCTTCTCACCAACCAGGTTCTCAGGGTGATCTGCAGAGCGACATTCGACACGTGTACGCCAAGGGAACTCAATGTACATCTCACCAGAGCGCTTATTGTACGCCTTCTTGACTCGCTTGTTCCTTCCGAAGCCAAGCTGGAGGATGAATAAGTCCCAAAGGACACGGAACTCCTTCTCAGCCAAGTCATAAGTGGGCCCCACAATCCACCCACGCCGCTGTGGGATCATTAGCCCTGGGGCTTCATCCATTGCAGACATCCGCGACTTACCGAACCGTCGACCGCAGACAGGCACACGGAAGCGCGCAGACGAGTTGTGGAAGAGCCACTGCTTCTTGTGTGGCTCGTAGCCTACGTGCTGGAAGAACTTGTGCTTGTCTACGGCTGGCATGTCAGTTACACTCCGTCGGCACTGGGAGCAATGGGTTGTCCTTACGGATCTGGTCGTTCTTGTCCAAGAGCGCTATGTAGGCATTGATCGCACCAACACGCTTCTCACGGTCAGGATCGCTCACAACGGTGACCAACGTCTTCCTGAACAGGGCACGCTCCTCACTTGCCAAGTCAGATCGCGTCTCCGAGTTCTTCTGGTCGGCCACCATATAGGTAGCAATGCAGTCCCTGGTACGTTTGTTATCTACGTACAATACCAGGGTCACGACGCTGAGCACGGCGATCATGATCCACGACCCGATTAGTACCCGGCGCCATGGAGGAGATAGCGTTTGCACGGTGCACCTTTCTCCGAATCAACTCGACCACTACGCCAATAGTCCAGCCGCCTAAGGACATGCTACCTACTGCTATGGCCACTTGCACGCCGTAGTTAAGTCCCTGCATTGGCCTCATCTCTCGGTCTAGGTAATGGTGGGAACACCGCCAGCCATGTCCCCGTCGGAATGCCTAGCAATACTGGGTCCGGAAGCGAGCCTGCACGGAATAGGTACACGTACAAAGATGCTCCAACGACTACCCCCCATACGGACAACACAACAGTCAGGAAACGCATCTTGTACTGGTCTATCGTCACCCCGGCTCCCAACCGTGTTAAACAACCTCCCATGTCGCTAACCAAAACTCCACACGCCCCTGGTTGTCTGCCGCTTCACTTCGCTTGGCTTGCGTGTGCTTGGCTGGTTCGACTCGGACGCCGTAGGAAATCAGCCCTATAATATACCGGTATAACTCCGCTCCACTTTCTAGCAGTAGCAACCTTTAGTTGCTACTGGCCGTTGGCGAAGTTCTCCACGTCGGTAGTCGCCAGTACCTGGTCGTACACCTCAGCCCACGGCTCGCGACCATCAGCAGCGGTACCCTGTGCCTGAACGCGATTGAGGATCTCAATCGCAGCCTTCAACCGCACAGTCTCGGTCTCTCCGTTTTGGCAAAGACGCACAAGGGTAGAAGCGGCAAGCGGCGCAGCCTCTCGAAGCATTCGGCTCGCCTGGTCTACGTGGGACTCTGGCAAGCCATCGACTGACTTGAATCCCGATGCCCTCTCCATCCCAAGCGCAGCCAGTTCGCGGTCTGACACCCAAGCCCTCTGCCGATCGAGAGCGTGACGGTAGTCAGCGTCGAGTTCGTCGTCCATTAGACCTCCTAGGGTAGTGAGCTGATTATATCACGAGTTCGTAATTCCTGCAAGTACGTCACTCGTTTGTGTCAATAGCTCCACCATTTCTTACCATGTTTAACATTAAGAAATTCAATAGTTTCCATATACACGTACCGGGCGTGTTGCTTTGCAAGATCCGCATTATAATATAGTTATAACAAAAAAAAAAAAAAAAAAAAAAACCTAAACCCTGTTCTTTGACAACTCCATGCCCAAAAACCTAAGGATCTGTTTGGCCCTTACCCTCTGGTAAGGTCCTTACAGGATCTTAGGAGAGACCTAGGATCTAGAAGAAGGAGATAGTCATGACCGAGCAGCAGATCCAGGACCTCGAGACCATCCTCGTCGAGGACGTCGAGATCGAGGAGTCGGAGGAGCTGACCGTGGAGTCCGTCGTCGCGGAGCTGACGGAGACCGCGTTCGGGACCGACGAGGAGGTCACGGCCTACAAGATCGCGAACGTGGTGAACGGGGCCTTCAAGGTCCTGGAGATCGCGAAGGTGATCCCGACCCAGATGATGTACAACTACACCCGGAACGGTATGATCGTGAAGGGTAAGAAGGGATCCGCGAAGGAGATCCGGTACACCAAGGACGAGGTGAAGGCCTTCGCCACCAAGTACGTGAACAAGTACGCGAACTGACCCGGGAGGGGGCCCCGAAAGGGGCCCTCCAAGGTGGTTATGGGTACCTAGAAGGCCTAGGTATCTTTAGTGACCTTGGAGGCACAGTGAACATCAACAAGTGGATCGCGGTAGTCTTCCTGACTGCCGTAGTCGTTCTAGTCATCGTCACTTCCAACTGAGAGGTTCATACCATGTCGGAAGAGTTCGCACCGAGTACTTGGGCCATCTTCAAGTTGATGGAGATCATGTCCATCATCCGTATGGAGCAGATGACCAAGGAGTCGGACAAGTGAAGGATCTGTTCGACCTCTTCATCTGGGGGGTCGGGAAGTTGGGCCCGGCGTACCTGTTGATGGTGGTACTCACTGCTATGAAGTGGGGTTAGTCGGAAGGGGTTCCGAACCCGGGGCCCCTCCGAAGCAAAACTCCACACGGGCGGGTCTCCTAAAGTACACGTTTACAAGATTAAGATCACGTGATACTAAAATCACAATTGTGGCTTAGTTAGGAAAAACACTCGGTCAAGTGGAATAAAAACACGAAACGGGAATCAGGATAGGAAAAAGGGGAACGAACCTGCCATGTAACATCATCTCTCTTCTAACCTAGTTATATATAGCATAGAAATAATAAGACCCATATAGAGTTCGCGAACTGTATGTCGGACATTTAGTTAGAGAACGACGCTGCTTTTGGCCTGGTTTAGGGAGGGTTTCGGGGGATTTTCCGAGTCGGTGTTCTGCAGTGAGTTATAATGGCCGAATTCCAGTTACACGCAATAGCGACCTATAACTCACTGGGGTACATTAGAATCGTAAGTGCCACCCCTATGGCTCCATTAGAATCGTTAGGAATCACCTTGAAAGTCAAACGATTCTAACGTGAGTCGATCTTGGTTTCGTAGTAAAATAGAACTAGGTTAAGAGAGGAGAAAAGGTGCACACATTCGTCATCGTCACCACGGCTGATTCGTCCCGCCCTGGACTAACGTTCAAGGTCGAAATGCCTGCCTGGTCGGTCGAGACTTGGTATAAGGATGCTGAGGTCTTGGCCCCTGACCGGCACTGGAGGTTCGCAATGCCCGATGCTCCTGCGAACACGGCGATCACACAAATCGCGTCCGACGGGCAGGTTTCGTGTGAGAGGTTCCAGCTCACCTGGAACCAGGTGTTGGAGCTCCTTCGGAACGCGGACTACAACTACCCCGAGGACACAGAGCGTCGACAGGGACGTCCGGAGAAGCGTGTACTAGTAATGACCACAAGCAAGGAACGGCGTACGGGTCAGCTGGTCGCACGGGGTAGCTACTGATGGATCGGAAGCGAGTAGCACTAATCGAGGACCTAAAGAACATTGTAGCCGAGATCGTCCTCGACGCACCGAACATTAACCCCAAAGCGTCCCGGGGCAAGACGTACGTGAACGCGAAGGTCGCCAAGATCCTCACAGCGTTCGAAGAGCATCAAAAGTAGTCCTTGCAAAGGTCTACGAGGTTCCCTGTAAAATAAAAAGAAAACCTCAAAACAAAAACTCCTAACCTACGGAGCGAGACGTGCCGAAGCAAAACAAAGCACTCGAGGACAAAATTCGCGAACTACAGCTCCGTAGGTTGCGTTCGACGGACGCTGTGGTCCGCAGAGGTAACAAGGAAGTACCGGCCAAAAAGAAGAGCAAACCACTGGGTTACAAGATGCAGAACACGTTCGAGCGGAACCTTCGAGGTGTACCTGGAGGGAGCCGGAGTAGGATGGCTTCGGAGCTTCGGATGATCGAGGCCGAAGGGACTGGTTGCAAGACTAGGAAAGAGGAGATCGGCCTCCTCAGGTCAGCTAGGAACGCGAACACAACACAGGGTTCCTACGTAACAACGGTAGTCCGGGAGCCGCAAGGTGTGGTTTCCGATGCACAAGGACGAAAGGCGTTCGGACGATGACCGAGATCGAGAAGCTGTACCTGAACTACCTCGACTGTGGCGAAGGGCAGAAGCTGTCGCTCGAGGAGTACCAGGAGGAACGGAAGAAGTGGCAGGGCATCTTCGCCGAGGTCGATGCCGAGAAGATCCTGAAGGACGCAGCAGAGAGGTTGGAACGATGACACTGGTCTGGAACGCTGAGAAGGGTCACTTCGAACTGCTGGACAACGGTGAGTTCCTGGTGGCGCTGAGCAAGGCTGACCTTCCGACACTGGCTGGGCAGCTCCTTGGAGCGATGGGACTGGAAGTCGAGGCCTATCCGGCGCTGGTCGACTACCTTCACGTGGAGGACGACGATCCGGTGAGGAAGGATCCGACGCCGTTCGAAGCTTTCGGATGGAAGCAGTACCACCTGTAGGAACGGGTTTCATTGGCACAAAACTGGTGTCTCCTCTGAAGAGGAGACCTCGGCCGTGTGGAGTTTTGTGCCTTTGATGTCCGCTTCTTACCTGGTTACACATAGCAAAGGAGCAAGAGGACTAATGCCATCCATGGACTACATCGAGGAACTGTTGGCTGCTGGCGGAAAGGAGACCTTCCCTGTATTGGTCGAGAAGCTCTCGACGGACTACCGAAACGGTAAGATGCGAAAGGTAGAGTACCTGGAGGAGTTGGGTGCCATGCTGGCCCAGGAATGGGAGAGGTTGGAGGCCAAGGTATGAAGCTCGTACCGGTAAATGAGTTCAAGTGGCCCTCTTGGAACGACATTGGTGGGCTCTTCACCATGACCTGTAAGAACCACCCAGACCTACGGTGGTCGACGAAGCACCCGATTTACCGTTCGTTGCACTACTTGGGACTTGCACGCGACGTGGAGGTCACCAAGGAGAACGCTTCGTACATGGGCAAGGAGTGCCCCTGCAAGTGGGAAGACCTACAGGTGATGGTGGAAGATGAGAACTTCGAAGCGGGCGCGTAAGCGCTACTGCCTATGTTCAGACTGCACCCGGTGTGGTTGCGGTCAATGGTGGAGACATCACAAGCACTGGAGAGGACACAGATGAAGGTCACAGCCAAGCACGCGTGTCTGGCGCACAACGTTCAGCACGAGGTGGAGATCCCAGCTGAGATGGTCGCCGGTTACAAGATGTGGACGGAGGGGAAGATTCCGTTCGTCCAAGATGCGTTGCCTCTGCTTCCTGCAGGAGAACGAGAAATTCTGCTGACCGGGACGTGCCAGGCGGCTTGGGACGAGATGTTCGCAGACGAGGAGTGCGACGAGGACTGCGATGCCTCCTCACATGAGGGGAAAATGTGCCGGTGAGCTACGAGAAGTACCGCGAGTGGTGCAGGACCTTGACCGACAAGGAGTTGAACAAGGAGATCGACAGGAACACGGCCAAGTGCAGGCAGACGACTGGGCAGGTCAGGGAAGCTTGGGGGAGGATGCTTTCCGCCTCGATTGCCGAGCAGAAGCGTAGGGACGACGTACCCCTGAGCAAGCACTTGGGAACCTGAGAGCGAAACAGTTCGACTTCGAAAGGGGTCGGCTGTCGTCCACTGACAGTGGGCCTGACGAGCTCTGGAGGTAATATGCCGGACGACGACTATGGAGATGAGATCTCGGAGCGGCGAGCTGCCGAGATCGAGGAATACGTGAACGGGGAGGTTACTGCCAAGATGTCGTACGAGCAGTACGTTCTCATCGCAGCGTGCCTAGCCGAAAACCTCACCAAGGAGGACGCGAAGCAGCTGGACAGCATCGAGTGGAAGAGAACGCGATGACCGAGGAGTACGATCCGATCGAGCACGAAGGCCTGAAAGATCAAAGGACAGGAAGTCACGGGCGTGTGGTGTCTGTGAGGCCGCCGAAGGCATTCCTCGGTAACAGGGAGGAATATCACTTTACCAGGCAGTACGCTACGCACGCAGAAACCTGGCACATCGTCGAGGACGCTGGAAACGACGAGGAGTACCTGGCCAGACGGAACATCACCTTCCAGGACGCGGAGGGCAAGTGGTGGTGGATCTGGCACTCCTACTTCCACCTGTCGCGTTTGGCCGATGAGGACTTCATGGAGATTGCAGCCATTGCCAACGAGCAAGAGAAGCCCCTGTGGCAGGTGATCCTGTGAGGCGGAAGATCTCGAGGGGTGAGAGTCTTCGGATGGCTTCGATGTACGAGAGTGGCATGACCATTCGGGAAATCATGGCGAAACTTGGTCGTGCGTACGGCAGTGTGTATGGAGCACTGTTCCGCGAAGGTGTGCAGATGCGTCCGAAGGGTGCACAACCACGCAAGAGGTAAGGTCGAAACCCGAACCACCGCAAGTGGGGAGGGTCGTCCAGTGATGCTGGGCCTGATGAGACCGTAAAGGCTCACCGGAACGGTTGAGCGAAGGAGGGTCAAATGGAGAAGACCAAGCTGAAGCACCTGGGTGAGCTCCTGAACGATGTGGTGATGAACCCGGAAGCAGATCACTTGGCAAGGCTTCGGGAGATTGGCAATGATCTTCGGATCGCTGCGATGCACGAGGCCGGCGTGACCGCTTCGGACCTGGCTGACGAGGCACAGGAGAACAGTCCTCGCATCCAGCACTTCTGGACTCTCCAGAGCCTGATGATGGCCAAGGTGTACATGTCGGCAGCGAACGACCTGTCGCACTACGAGGAGTTGGATCGATGAGCTTTATGGACGTGCTGAACCAGGAACCTCATCCTGGATGGTTGAAGGTGCTGGCCAAGATCGACGAGATCGGCCAGAAGGACGGCTACCGGTTCTCGACGCGATCGCCTGCCCTGTACGACGGACAGAAGAAGTGGGTCTACAGCCATACGAAGTTCTACGTGGACGAGGAGCTTCGGGAGCAGGAGCTGTACATCGTCGCCTCGGACGGAACGAAGGTTCGAATCGAGGGACCGTTCGACGACTCGGGCGACGAGTACTGGATGGAACAGCTCAAGGATCAGTCGAACGCTCTGATCACCTCCGACTACAAGCACTATCGCGTTCACCCCGATGGTGCGAACAGTCCAGCAGGGTTCGGTGGGAGTCAGTTCCGCATTCGATACTTCGGCAAGGACTGGGAGAAGCTGAAGGCGAACGTGTCGATCTTCGACATCGACCCGGAGACCGAGCAGCCCATCATCCGTACAAGGAACCTGTGGATGCAGTCTGCGATCCCGAAGAAGCACCAGCACCTGTTCGAACCGAACTGCAAGATCCTCTGATGGACGAGGAAGAGCTAATTCGACTCGAGCATGGTACGCCTTCGGGCATCGGTGAGGCCGTGGCTGCCATAGTGTTCCTGCTGGCTGTCGGTGGACTGCTCACGTTCATCGTGGTGTGTATCCTGTAAGGGCTAAAAGATTTTGCAAAGTGATCCCTTGAAAGGTTCTACTGTCATGCGATAGAATTAATGTAGCGCGAAAAGCTAAGGAGGACAAGGTGACCAACCTGGAATTCCAGGTACAGATGGTCGAGTACAACATCCTCGTCGCAGAGCAGTGTGCGTCACGGCTCGCTGAGGAGTTCTGGAAGGAGACCCAAACGGGTACCTTCATCAACTTCGGCAGGATCAGTATCGCTCACAGCTTCCACCACCAGGTGGTCAACCAGCCGAACGAGTTCTTCCAGATGTTGGTCGAGCGTACGTTCAGGAATCGTCTCAAGGAACTGGAGAAGGCACATGCGCGTGTGTAAGAATTCTCAGTGTGACGAGACTGTACACACTCCGGACGACAGGACTGGTCTGATCCACACCAACGGCAGGTACATCTGCCGGCGAAAGAACAACGGCCAGCACACGGCTGCCGAGTAAGGAGAGTACTATGGACAACATCACCAGGATCGCTGAGGAGTTCACGGGGCTGGAGGGCAAGGAGGCTCTGTTCGCACTGATCGTGAACGCCGTTCAGGAGTACCAGACCTTCGACGGTGAGCAGGTCACGCTCAAGGAGGCCGAGCACAACCTCGACACCACGCTGCAGGCCATCAAGGAGAACATTCAGGACTAGTAGTACGGGGCGGCTTCGGCCGCCCACCTGCTCCTGTACGCTGCGATTGGCTCGGCCAGGTCTAAGGGACGCGTAGAGGTTGGGAGTTCGAATCTCCCCAGGAGCTCGTATCTATAGAAGGGAGGGAAATATGAATGACTGGGACGCGTACGTTCTAGAGAGTGGTCAGGGAGACGGCGATCTCGAAGACGTGGACTTCAAGCCTCTGTCGCCGAAGCAGGCGCGGTTGAACTATCTCAAGTTCATCCGTGACGTTGTCTTCGGCAGGTGGGACAGTCGCCTGGAGGTTGTGCAGTGTCGCAAGTTCCCGGAGTTCGGAATGATCCAGCGTGACCAGATCGACAACATCATCCGAATGGCCGAAAGGGGTGACGACTTCTACATCCTGGATCGCCCAGGCTCTCTGCAGCCACGAAAGATCGAAGCCAGCAAGTGGTCCGACGATCCGAACGACCTGGTAGGCAAGGAGGTGACGATCAACTTGAAACCTATTGGTGCTGCGTACATGTCGCACGAACAGTACGCCGCACTCGCACAGATGCGAGCGGATCTGTACGATGCGGCCAAGGCGCTACACGATCCCAACGTCGCCTATGTTCAGGTCGAGACAATCGGCAAGATCACACGGGACACCATCGGTCACTACTGCACGGCATACGGTGTTGAAGGAGTCAGCACCAACTACAAGGAGGACGACATGAACAGCTCGCTCGACCCTGAGTTCCTGGAGCGCGAGGCAGCTCGCATGCTGGCTCGAGCCGAAGTGCTGCGGGCCATTCCGCAGACGGACACCTTCGGCGACGGCCAGGTGCTCACCTTCGAGAAGAACTTCCACAGCGGTGTCACGTACTACTACGTGGCCATCAAGAGCGGCGAGTGGTGGTTCGTCACGGGCAGCCGTGCACCGAGCAAGGTGGAGTGGGTCAGCCTCATCGAGTTCCTGAGCACGGAGGGCATGAAGACCCTCAAGGTCGTCGACCGCGAGCGGTCCATCCCGATCGCCGACTACGTCAAGGGCGTGCAGAAGGTCCTGGAGGACAAGTGAAGCTGTCGAAGCTACTGTCGGAAGGTCAGCTCGAGGTGATCGACGACAATGATGACCCTGAGGTCTACATTGTCACGGAAGGGCCCCTGCTTCCAAACGCTGTGTACGACTTCGACCTAGGCATCGACGGGAATGGGAGGCTCACGCTGTGCCCGACGGTGAGGAAGACCTCCTAGGTCGCTGGTACAGAGTGCATCAGCACCAGAAGCGTGGAGTGCTGGGTCAAGAGTACATCGTCACCAAAGTCGTCGGTGACTGCGTGTACTACAAGACCTGGTACCTCAGCGGGTGGAAAGCCCTACGTACCAGCAAGCAGGCACTACTCCAGAACTACTCGAGGGAGAAGCCAGATGGAAGTAATACTGGATCCGGAACTCCCTCACACGGTAGTGATCGAGCAGGAACCAGGTATGTACCTCATTTCAACTAGAGCGTCCACCTGGACGTTGTTGGAAAAGTACGGCGACAAGATCTTCGATCCAGCACCTGACCGTCACGCCAACGGCGGAGGATCGGGGAGAGGACTGTAGTAGCTTTACACCCTAACTTGAAGTGCGCCTACACTTCATGGGGTTGGGGGTGCGCCTGAGATCTCGGCGGGCGGCCACCGGAAGGGATCCGCCCGTTGGGTCATGAGGGCAACAGGAAGTGCAGGTTCGATTCCTGCCAGGCGTACGTGAAACCTGTAACTGTATTCAGTGTCGTAGTAGCTGCCGGAATTGGTCCTGCAGTAGCACTAGGTATGGTGCTAGGTGAGACGTTCCGTAGTGAGCCTCCACCGAGTACTGGTGTTCAGGTAGAACACTCAACAGGGATGGGAGAGCGCACACAGGAACAAGACGTTAGACAGACGTCAAAGGCCCGTGTGGTGTTTGTTCCTACCACTCCAACGGTTGTTAAACAAGGGAGGCCAAGGCCAACCAAAACTCCACACGCGCGGCTGACTCCGTCTAGTGTGTCTCCAAGACCATCTAGGACTTCAGCTACACCTGTGCGAACGCGGACTGCGCCACCACCTTCGAGTAGGGCTCCGCAGCCAACCTTCACGGTAACAAAAAGTGCTCCAGTGGCACCTCTTGAAGAGTCCTAAGGCGCTGCGCTATAATTGAATTAGCGCAAAAAGCTGGAGGGGCAAATGGCCACCAAGGATGAGTACATTGACGCTGTAGGCATGGCAGCCGACTTGATTCGGGAGCTAGTAGAGGCTCCGGAGAGCATTGACGTACCTATCGAGGGCATTAGCCTCCGCGACAGAGTCAACTGCTGGTTCACAGAGCCTGCAGTGGTAGCAGAGACGGACAAAGAGGTCCACAAAAAGATCACGAACTTTCCTAGATGACAGTCGTGACAAGAGCAAGGAAAGGGAGTAGAATTAAATCATGGCACTGAGGAAGAGCCGAACCAAGACGGCGACCGAAGAGGTTCGCAACGACGGCAAGAGTCCTGAAACTGACATCACCAACGAGAACCAGGAGAACATCGAGATGAGCACCGCAACCGAACCCCAGTTCGCCGAACCGGACTTCGAGAACGTGGACGTCGACGTGGACGCGCCGGCCGAGGCCTCCGAGGACACGGTGGCCGCACCAGTCGAGGGCGAGAAGCCGGCCAAGGACAAGAAGGAGTCGACGCGTCCGCCGGTTCCCGAGGGCAAGGTCAGCCCGGTCCAGTTCGCCAAGATCCTGTCGGAGCACCTGCGCCAGGAGCACCCGGAGCTCGGTGTGCGACTGCCGGAGGGACAGAGCGTCGCGCCGCAGGTCGTGTACAGCTACATCAAGAACAACGGCCCGGAGAGCAAGAACCCGTTCCCGGCCACCAAGGCCGAGGGCCGCACTGCCGTCGTCGAGCCGCAGGCCGGCCTGGAATGGTGGGACGCCAAGGACCTGCGCGTCAAGGCCCAGAAGGCTGGCGCTGCGGAGAAGGCGGCCAAGAAGGCGGCCAAGGGCAGCGAGTCCAAGAGTGGAGACGCCCCGACCGAGGTCGCCGAGCAGGCCCCGATCGTCGAGGCCGAGTAACAAGGGTTAGCGGCGTACCCCAAAGCAGCCGCTTCGCCGGAAAGCCCTCAAGCCATCGCCCCCCGCGACCCCAGCTTGGGGGCTTTCCTTTAAGCTCCATCGGTTTTAACAATGTTACATCGTGACTTCCCTTGTAGAACTAGGGTATAATTAGATGGTAGAGTTCGACAGACAGAGAGCTGCACGGATCGTAGGGGAGACCATCGAGTCCATAGACGCGATGCTGGAGCATCATCAGTCCGACGGAACGTATACGTCGCCGGAAGAGATGCTCAAGGCACATGTGGAGCTCAAGGACGACTACGGTACGATGGTAGCACTCAAGGAGCACCTGGAGCAGGACTGTGAGTGACGTGGAGGAGCTGACACCAGCTCTCTTCGAGCACGCCAAGCGGCTGTACGAGGAGATGCACAAGCGCAGCAACAGAGAAGAGGTCGAAGACCTCGATGATCCGTCGGGCTATCGACAGGTCGATGTGTACATCGGCCATCTGACGCGGCTGTTCGCAGAGCTGCAGATTGCCAACCCCTACTACACCAAGATCATGGCGGCGCTTAAGGCGCAGGGCTGTATCGAACAGCTACGCCGTGGTGGAGGCTCTGCTACGTCCAAGTGGCTCTTGAAGTTTCCTCCAGAGGAGGAGACCTTCAGGCAGATCTTGGAGCGCAAGCGTGCACCCAAGGGTAAGACCCATCAGCTCGAGCAGCGGACGCATGACCTCATGCGCCTGTCGCAGTCGCTACAGGACGACATCGAGCGTCTGGAGATGCGGCTGCAAGTCGTCGAGCGGAAGCTGGAGGCAGCCAAGTGATATGGGCTGTCTCATACTCACACTGGTCATCGGGGCATGTTTCGGACTCATCGCTTTGGGGTGGTGGATCAATGGAGGATGGGGATAACGAGATCTGGGGCTCCGAAGAGGAAGACTCTGGGTGTCTGACGGTCATACTAGAAGGGGTCGTTCTGTTGTTCGTCATTGCCGTACTGGCTCTGGGAATCGTGGTGTTGTTCCCATGAGCGCTACGTGGGAGGAAGCCAGCCGCTGTCCTCGTGACGGACAGTTCCAAGGCAAGGTCACCTCGAGGAAGCCTGTCCAGGGAGGCGGTCAACTAATCACGTTGATCTGTCCCGAAGACAACTGCAAGTACCACGAGATGGGCTGGATCGTGCAGACTCGATCCGACGGAAGCATTCCCGACGTCACGCCACCGGACCAGCGGGAGAAGTTCTTCCCGCGTACGTCTATGTCTTCTGCTCGCAAGCAGATGGTGCACGATGCACTGGCACGTCAGGTGGAACTGGAGCAACGTCCCGGACACGAAGTCCACGGGTAGCATCAAGTCTAACCACAAGGTCTAAACGACCTACAGAGACCTGACTAACACTTGGGAAACTCGCGTCTAACCTACCTTCTAACTCGTCCAACAACAGTCTAAACTACCACGAGAGAAGAGAAAACCAATGACGGAAGAACTACAGCCGAGGTTCAAGAGGGGCTGCCTCCGCGACTGCTTGAACTACCTGGCCAAGCACCCGAACAAGTCCGTTACGGCCGAGGAGCTCGCTGAGAAGACTGGGTGGGCGCGCCACAAGGTCATGCACGCCCTGGCTGAGTCCAGCTGGAACAGGAAGGGCGGGACGCGTGCGACCAACCCTCTCGTGGAACGCGTGGAGAAGCTCTCGACAGGCATGTGGCGTTTCGTCGAGAAGCAGGAGCTTGCCGCAGACAAGTACGGCGAGCCAGCGCAGCCCACCTTGGACAAGCTCACGGTCGAGGTGATCAAGCAGCGTCCGAACTACCTCCTCGTGGAGGACATCGACGACGGTAAGATCTACAAGATGACTCTGGTGGACTGACATGAGCTGGCCGGAAGCAATATTCAACTCCATAGCTGCGATCTGCTTCACGATCATCATCGTGAGTACGATCGGTCGCAACAAGCCGAGGCCGCCTCGGCGAGGACTGGACTGACTGGCATGGGCGGCATCGACGACGCGATCGAAGAGATGCGACTGGGCGACCTCGAGGGCGCTTCGAAGATGGCGCCCATCCCGTATGCCAAGTCGCGTGGCATCTACCCTCAGAAGGTCTACGCTGCTATCCGCAACCACAAGGTGGTGCCTGAGCACTGCTCGTGCGGACGGACGGTGGTCGACGTGGAGGCTGCCGATGAGTACTTCAAGTTGGGGAAGTGGAAGCGAACCGACTCGACAGTACCGGAAGAGGAAGAAGTACCAGGGAGCGACTTGGACGCCTGACACGTCCTCTGCACACAAGCTTGACGGCGTCTGGTGTAAACACCATCGGCAGAGGCACGGCTACAAGTCTTCCTTGCTCGGCTTCAAACCTGAACGGTACAACGGCAAGAGCTACATCCACTGGTACTGTAAAGAGACAGGAGACGTCTTAGAGACGGTGGTGCTGGGTGAAGATCGTAGGACTAGTCCTGGTAGTACTGGCACTGATGTACGTGATCAGGGTGATCATCCGGAATAGGTGGTGGTAGTGGTCAGGTGGTTAGCGTTCGACTGGTTCACTAGTGTACACCAACAAGCAGTAGTGCTACATAGAGTGGACCACGGACGCTCGCAACTGATAAGGGCTGACCCACTCCTGATAGCAGACATCCGTGCACAGTGTGGTCAGACCATATCGCCTAAGCACATCGCACTCCTGGCCTTCTCGGATGCCGAGGCATGGCTAGCAGGACGCGGACCGCTGTACGTCAAGTACGGCCCAAGACAACTTTGCAGGTGGTGTTAAGTGCTGAAGCTGTACGACTTCCAAGAGGCTTGCGTTCGTCAGGGCATGAACCCTAGGCACCCTGAGACGGACGATCGTAGCTTCCTCATCGGTGACGACATGGGCCTTGGTAAGACGGTGGAGGCCATCACTCTAGACCAGATGAAGCGGAAGAAGCACAACTGCTCGTACAGTGCACAGACCTTGGTAGTCACACAGACGTCCGTCATGGGCGCATGGGAGAGCCACTACAAGGAGTGGGCACCTTGGCTCAAAGTGAAGGTGATCAACAGGAAGAACCGGAACGAGTTCGTCGCGGCACTGAAGGCCCGGAATGGTCGTGGGCTGCCGGAGTATCACGTCTTCGTGTGCCACTGGCAGGTACTGAGGTTTATCGCCGAAGATATCAACCTAGTGAACTGGTTCCACATCATCGGCGACGAGATTCACAACATCAAGAACCGCAAGGCGCAACAGACCCAGGCCTTCAAGAAGCTGAAGACCTACTACAAGACAGGGCTCAGTGGCACATGGGCTGACAACAGGCCCGACGATGCCTGGTCAGTGCTTAACTGGCTCTGGCCGAAGACCTTCAGTTCCTACTGGGGCTTCTTCAACCACCACGTTCTGCAGAAGAAGCACAACGAAGGCTACTGTCTCGCTGACGAGTGTGGCAAGAGTCACAAGCGTCCGTTCACTGAGATCGTCGGAGTACACGACCAGCAGCTCATCCACAGCAGGATGGGTTGGGGCTACATCCGGCGGACGAAGGAAGAGGTCTGGAAGGACATCCCGGAGAAGACCTACGAGGACCGAGTTGTCGAACTGGACCCGAAGCAGCGTCGCACGTACGACATGATGGCCAAGGACATGCTGGCATGGGTTGGTGCTCACGAAGACCAGCCCGTGGCAGCTCCAGCAGTCATTAGTCAGCTGGTACGTCTGCAGCAGTTCGCTGTAGCGTACGGTAAGATGGAGCTGGTGTACAAGAACGGTGCACCACTACACCAGTTAGTGTTGGACGAGCCGAGCAGCAAGCTCGACGCGGTCATGGATATCATTGGAGCGACCAATGAACAGATCGTGGTTTTCGGACAATCAAAACAGGCCATCAACCTCTTGGCAGCCCGCCTTGAAAAAGCTGGCGTATCCTTTGGGGTTCTTACTGGTGACACGAAACAAGCGGATCGTGATCAGTATATTGAGAAGTTCCAATCTGGTCGCCTGCGAGTCTTTTGCAGTACCATTAAGGCGGGCGGGGTCGGTATCACTCTCACTGCTGCTACGATCTGTGTTTTCCTGGATCGTGCCTGGAGCCCCTCAGCCAACCGTCAGGCGGAGGATCGTCTACACCGTCTGGGACAGAAGAACGCCGTGCTCATCCTCACACTTGTTGCCCGTGAGACTATCGACCGACAACGTAACGACAAGATCGAAATGAAATGGACTTGGCTCAAGTCCATCCTCACACCCCAGAAGGGATAACCATGTACGCTGGACAGTACTGGTTCGATATCAATGCTCAGAACGGTGTCATCTCTGCCCGACGTAACCCGAGGCGGAAGAAGCGACTTCCGTACCACGCCAAGCGTAACACGGGACAGCTGCCCGTCATGAGCGGCGGAGGTAAATGTTCCCACTCGCTCGCGGCACACGAGGACATCGTCGTGAAGGACGGCACCTTCAATGAGAAGGGCCTCCCCTTTGGGCAGTACCAGACCGTCAGCTACGCGCTCCCCTGCCTTGTGGGACATAAGTCCACAACGAAGAGCCCAGTACACAAGGATGTCACCGGAAGGAAGTGGTAGTAATGGCAGACCCTCGGATCATGCTGCGGATCAACGTCGACATCACCGACTTCGTCAAGAAGGAGAACTTTCTTGTCGTCTACACCGACGACGAAGACCCGAAGCTAGAGAAGGAAACCACTCTGGAGGAGCAACAGGCCATGACCGTACAGGACATGGCTATGTACGAGAAGCGCTACGTACTCCACGGCGACATCGCGCCTGAGGAGTACTTCACCAACTTGGACATCAGGGACCCCCAGCAGTTCAAGATCGAGGTGGTCGACGGTGCCTGACGACAACCTCTACGACGCTACGCTCGACTCAGCGGCCGTAGAGGACCACGAGATGTTCATCTCCTGGGTACGTGCAGGCTTCACGCAGGAGCAGGCTATGCACCTGCTCATGGGCTACAAGTACACCATCTGGTACAGTGCCATTCGTGCAGTGGAGAAGGACAACAATGGCTAATGTCGTCAATGGCATTCAGGCCGATCACCACAAGTACGTGATCGCTGACCGTATCGATCCGGCTGTTGTGGCTCAGCAGAGCCGTATCCAACTGGAGAAGCGGCAAGAGACCTCCGTCGTCCACCACCATCGAGCTGAGGAGACCTGCAAAGGACGTGAGCACGACTTCTACGGAGTCGAACCTCCTCCGCATAACGTCGTTGCACTACCTAGTTAAACAACCGTAGCGTGCCGCTTCAGTACTCCACACGGGCGCTGGTTCATTCACGAGAGCTCTGGACTTCGTGACAAGTTCATTCGAGATTTCACGTGGACATCGGCGTGTGGAGTTCTGTGGGAGACATGAGGGGAGGTTTAACAATGTCTGAATCAGTAGAGACGTACGTACGCAACGCTGAGCAAATGGCGCGGCGAGCTATCGACGCCCGTGAGAAGATCTACCAGGGCATGCGTGAGGCTGTGGCAGCGTTCAGGGTGCGTGGTCGAGGCATGCACGTACCGGAGGACGCTAAGCAGAAGTTCCTGAGTAGTACCAAGGCAAAGAGTCTCATCGCCGACAACCGCTGGAACATGACACAATGCATCATGTACAGTGTGCTCGCACTGTCGCGCGCTGCCGCTGGCATGCTCGTCGAGTCGAAGAAGCAGACCAAGCTCCTGCAGAACATTGACCAGAACATCTCGGAGGTTCTCAATGCGGTTCGTAGTAGTGGAGATTCCTGACAACGATGAGGCCGAAGCCTTCGTCGAGGCCATCAAGCGTGGTGATGTCATGTACACGGTACCGGTAGAACCTCCTCTTGTGGAGGGCACAAAGGAGTTCCGCGTACAGACCGGCGAGGGGTGGAAGGTGCCGCAGATGTATGCAGTGCCGACCAAGTTCTGTGACTGTCCCGACTATGCAGGCAAGAGTGCGCGCTCCGCTAAGTACGGCTGGTACGTACATGCCAAGTGCGCCAAGCCTCGTCCGACCAACTACATCCATCCGTACAACCTCATCGAGGGTGCAGGTACCGACCCGCGAGACCGGATCTATACCATGAGCTTCCGGGCCAACCGCAAGCCATGGCGGCACGAGGACGAGCGTCGATGAACGAGTACGTGATTGGTAACACCAGTGGCTTTGGCTACGTCGTAGGCACTGAACGGACCAGACGAGCAGTCTCGCAAAGGGGACTGGCAAGTATGTCAGAGGTGTCACGTTCGTTTGTGGCCGCCATTGAGGCGGATGGCAAGGACATCACTCTATCCAAGGCCCTACGCATTATCAACTCTCTCGGGTGCGAGGTCGTCATACGTAGGAAAGGAGAGAAACGTGAACGACAATGAGGACTTCTTTGGACCGTATGAGGAAGAGTTCAAAGAGAAGCCATTGGAGAAGAGACATCACCCAGAGTGCCCCTCCAAGAGGAGTCCTGGCTACTGTAAGTGCCGGGAACTGTACGACGCTGACTACTCCGATGGCTTCGGGATGCCGCAGCGATAGCTAGATCAAATGCCGGCGTTGATTTCCCATTGAGGGCACTATATACTATCTCTAACAAAGAACAACAAGGGAAAAGCGTATGCTCGAAACGGTAAACGACTACATCAACGCCGGTCTGACCCATTCAATTCACACCAGTGAGCGAAGGTCGTTCCGTGGCTGCCGTCGACGGTGGGACTGGATCTCGCGACAGTTCTACTACCCGAACATCACTGCACGTCCGCTCGAGTTCGGCGTTGCCTTTCACGCTGCAATGGAGGAGTACTACAAGTCATACCTGGGTCTGTTCGTCAATCCTGACCCAGCTGCTTCTCTGGCCATTGCGGTTGCCACCTTCAAGCGTATCACGCGAGAACAGCGTCTCAAGTTCATCCGTCTGAACAACGGTATCGACGATGAGATGGCTGCGGACTACGACGACCGTGTACGTCTTGGCGTGGCGATGTTGGAGTACTACTTCACTCACGTAGCTCCGAACCAACACAAGGGTCTCAAGCCCGTCAAGGTCGAGATCAAGTTCGAAGTCCCCATCGCGAACCCGTACACAGGCGAGCAGGACCTCTGGTGCAATTGTGACTGGTGCTTCAGGCGGTACAGGAAGTGGCTAGCCAACCAGGGACAGCAACACATCGAAGCTTTCGATGCCCTAACAGGTACACACGGACGCACCAAGTGGAAGGGTCTGCCGGTAACGTTCGGTGGCCGACTCGATATCCTGTTCGAGGACTCTGAAGGGAACCTCTGGATCGGTGACTGGAAGACCGCGACACGACTATCAGGGACCGAGACATCGGACGAGTACCTCTGGAACGATGACCAGATCACTGGTTACGTTTGGGCTCTGCGCCTTATTGGTCTGCCTGTGGTTGGGTTTATTTATGCCGAGATCAAGAAGGCTGTCCCCGAAGAGCCTGAGCCTCTCAAGGTCACTCGCCTAGGTCGTCGCTTCAGCGTGAGTAGGAACCTGGAGACCAACTGGGAGCTGTACGAGAGAACCGTTCAGGAGAACGATCCTGAAGCCTACGGACGTGGACTGTACACAGACTTCATTCAGTACTTGAAGGAAGAAGGACCTCAGTTCCATCGGTGGCACCCTGTCTTCCGCAATGAAGAGGAATGCGTACAGGCTGGGATCAACTTGTGGATGGAGGCGGGAGAGATGACCAATCCGAACCTGCACATCTATCCCAACCAGGGACGCTTCCACTGCAAGGGTCTTGGAGCGTACAGTGGCTGTGCCTTCTGGGATCCCTGTCTTGGTAAGAATCGTGGTGAGGACTACCAGTACGCACTGGACACCATGTACCAGAAGCTGGATCGCCACTACTGGGAAGAGGCAGAGCCCACGACGGACAAGCACATGGAGAAGCTATGACCATCACGTACACCGATCCAGCAACGATCGGGTGGCTGGCCTGGCTCGTCTACTTCCTGGTGCTCGAAGGCATTGCCCTCTTCAACTCGAAGCCTGGCGACACTCTGAGCGAACACGTCTGGATCTGGTTCGGCACCTCCAAGGGCCGCGAGAAGACTGGATGGGTTCAGTTCCGTAGGTTCGTCCTTGCAGCATTCATGTTCTGGCTCGGTGCACACTTCCTGACTGGAGGATGGGTGTGACCAAGTTCTTCTTGGGCGCAGCTTGCGGAGTCGCCTTGTATGCCATCGTCGCAGTCATCCTGACCTACCTTGGAGCGTTCAGCTGTGGTTGATATCCTCACTCCTACTAGCTTTGCCGGTCTCAAGATCGAGCGCCCTGACGTTCACGAGATCAGCAAGCTGAACATGCTCATCTACGGGGAGGCTGGCGTTGGCAAGACGTGGCTGGCTGGTTCGGCTTCGCGTGTGCCCAGCATGCGGAACGTTCTGTATGTGGACGCGGAGGCCGGCAAGGCTACGCTCCGAGAACACCCCGACGTCGAGATCCTTCCCGCTAAGAACTGGAAGGCCTACATCGACATCTACAACGCTCTCAAGGCCGGAGGACATTCCTACAGAACAGTGGTTCTGGACTCACTGTCGGAGATCCTCGAGCAGTGCAAAGACCAGGTCATGGTAGAGATGAAAGCTGACCCAGAGAACGAGACTAGGGACGAAGACATCCCTAGCATTCGTGAATGGGGCAAGCTGCAGGTTCGACTCCTTCGTCTCATTCGTCTCTACCGTGACCTTCCTATGAATGTGATCTTCATCGCTCACGCCGAGCGTGTTCAGCTCAAGGGTGGCAAGCACAAGTGGATGCCACTGCTGAACGGTAAGGCCCAGATGAAGGTCCCCACGATCCCCGACATCGTCTTCTTCATGTACAACCAAGAGGTCGATGGTGAGCAACGTCGGTTGATGCTCACTGGTCAGACGGACATCGCTGTCGCCAAGGTGCGTGGCGCAACGATGCCTCAGATCATCGGTGCCGACGAAACTGTCACGATGGAAACCATCCTGAACTACTACAACAAGGGAAAGTGAAAACGTAAATGGGTATCAAGGTTGTAATGACCGAGCAGGAAGCCAGCTCCAAGGTTCTGGAGCCGATTCCTTCTGGCTGGTACAAGGTCACCATCTCGGACGTCGAGCTCCGCGAGAGCAAGTCGGACAAGAACTACGGCAAGCCCTACTACGCGGTGGAACACACCGTGGCCGAAGGTGACCACGAGGGCCGGAAGGTCTTCTCCAACGTCATGCTCTTCGCCGGTGCACTGTACTCCCTGAACCAGCTGCTCAACGGGCTGGGCATCGAGACGGAGGCCGGCGAGGTCGAGGTGCCGGAGCCGGAGGAGCTGCTCGGCCAGGAGCTGTGGGCCAAGGTCAAGATCACCCCGAAGCGGAAGGTTCGCGACCCGCAGACGGGTGAGGAGAAGGAGTACGAGGCTCGCAACGACATCGGTGGCTACAAGTCCGTGAAGGACGGTGCGCCGGCAGCCAACGCCAAGCCGGGTAGCGGTTCGCTGCTGCCTTCCTGATCCACCTCGAAGGGTTCCCTAGTCGCGCACCTCGGCTAGGGAACCTTTCCCCAACTAAACAGGGCAGTGTATGGAATCAGCAGTCAAGACCTTCTTCAAGGTGGCCTTCGGCCCTGAGGCCAAGGGTTACATTTGTGTTGCGCTCCTCGCCAACCATGGCGGCCAGAAGCGCGAGATGACGGAACGGTTCTTCCTGTACCCTGACCAGGTCGACCAAGCAGCTCGTGCAGTCGAGGATGGTAAGTACCAAGCAGACGTGTACTATTGTCCTCAACTGTTCGAGACCAAGCGTAGGCGCAAGGACAACGTGAAGAGCTGTCCCACCATCTGGGCAGACCTTGACGAATGTCCGCCAGGCAGGATGCAGGTCCGACCTAACTTGGTGGTTGAGTCTTCACCTGGCAGGTATCAGGGCCTGTGGAGTCTTGCCCACCCAGTTGCGCCACATGTAGCCGAAGACATCGCGAAGCGCATTGCCTACTTCCACGCAGAGGATGGATGTGACAGAAGTGGCTGGGACCTGACTCAGCTACTTCGTGTACCGTCCAGCTTCAACTACAAGTACACCGGCCATCCCATGGTGGCCTTGGTGGAACTTCGGCAGGGTCTGTTCACACTGAACGACTTCAAGAACTACCCTGAGGTGAAGCATAGCGCCTTCCTGAAGACGCCAATGCCTACTGCCGAGGAACTACCAGACAAGCCCGCAGAGGACATTCTGCAGGACTACCAACACGCACTGCTACCAGCCACCTACGACCTGTTCAGTGTCACACCAGACGGTGAGTGGAGTGAGCGTCTCTGGAAGCTGGAGATGCTCCTCTTCGAGATGGGTATGACCCGCGAAGAGGTGTTCACGGTAGCATGGGAGTCGAAGTGCAACAAGTACCAACGAGACGGTAAGAGTCCAGAGTACCTCTGGGTGGAGATCTGTAGGGCGTTCGTAGCCTACCAGGAACGTGTCAATGCTGTCATGTTTCCTGGTGCTGTAGTGAGCGACCTCATGACTCCTGAAGAGGAGGAGCTGGCCAGTCAACAGGAAGGATTCGTAGAGGAGTACATCGAATGGGCGAGTTCTCTTGGCGATGCGGCAACGCAGTACCACCAGGCAGGTGCGTTCACGATCCTGTCTGCTCTGCTCTCCGGGAGAGTGACCCTACCGACTTCCTATGGACCCGTTGTCCCAAACCTATGGTTCATGATTCTGGGCGACACGACGCTGACGCGGAAGTCGACGGCGATGGACATCGCGACCGACCTCTTGGAGGAGGTGGACCCGGATGCGATCCTGGCGACGGACGGCTCGGTGGAAGGCCTTATGCAAGGTCTATCCACGAGGCCGAAGCGCCCCTCGATCTTCTTGCGTGACGAGTTCTCAGGTCTACTGGAGATGATCACTAAGAAGGACTACTATGCTGGTATGGCGGAAGTGCTCACCAAGCTGTATGATGGAAAGATGCAGAAGCGAATCCTGCGCAAAGAGGAGATCACTGTACGTCATCCGATCCTCCTCATCCTCGCAGGAGGCATTCGAAATCGTGTTCAGGGCCTCCTTACTCATGAACACGTCTCGTCCGGATTCATTCCTCGCTTCATTTTTGTCACGGCCGAATCTGACACCAGTCGCCTTCAACCTCTTGGGCCCCCAACCGTTAAGGACCTAGGCAACCGTGACCTCCTCCTCGCCAGGATGGAGGCCTTGGTTAACCACTACGGACAAAGTCGCACAGTGCACATCAAGGCCAGAGGGGAGTCGGTACAGGAGAACGTACAGACAAGTGCACAGCTAACACCTGAGGCGTGGCAGAGGTACAACGAGCTGGAGGCTGCACTAGTCCAGAGCGGGCTGGAGTCGGAGAAGCCTGAACTCATGACGCCTCTGTTCGACCGACTCAGCAAGAACACGTTGAAGGCGGCCGTTCTCATCTCTGCGGCACGTCACGTAGGCAAGGAGGGCGTGACTGTAGAGGTCATCGACATCCTGCATGCGATCAGGTACTGCAAGCAGTGGCGAGCGTACGCCATCGAGGTTGTCAATGGGATCGGCAAGACATCCTACGAACGTGACCTTGAACGTATCCTCACGGCCATCATCAAGCGCCCAGGCATCAGCCGTAGTCAACTCATGCAGAGCTACCACCTGACGTCACAAAGTGCCAATCAGACCTTCGATACTCTCATCCAACGCGGACAGATCAGTATGTCCCGTACACCATCGGGTGGACAGATTTACCACCCACTGACAGGAGGACCCAAGTGAATCAGAACACCGAAGAGTCGTATCTCGACTTCCGTCGGCGCAACCTGGACTTCCACAAGGACCCTGACAGTGTCGCCATCTTCTCGGGCGGCCTGGACTCCACCACGCTGGTCTACGACATGCTGGCCAAGGGCATGACACCTCACCTGATCAGCTTCAACTACGGACAGCGACACAGCAAGGAACTCACCTACGCAATGCGGACGGCACAGAGGCTCTGTCTGCGGCACGACATCGTCGATCTCACCGGACTGACCCACCTGATCAGCAACTCAGCCCTTACCCAGGGCGGACTCGACGACAGCGATGAGAACGGCATCAAGCCAGTCATCGAGGTGCCAGAGGGTCACTACGCTGAAGACAACATGAAGAAGACGGTCGTCCCGAACCGGAACATGATCATGTTGTCCATCGCGGCTGGCATCGCTGTCAACAACAACTACAAGCACCTCGCCACTGGAGTTCACGCCGGCGACCACTTCGTGTACCCGGACTGCCGTCCGCAGTTCATCCAGATCATGGACGCTGCCATCGTGGCCGGCAACGAAGGCTTCGGACCCTTCGAAGACAAGGCAGTCATGGACGCAGCGATCCGTTCGTTCATCTACGCACCGTTCCTGAACGCGTCCAAGGCAGACATTGCCTTCCGCGCCATGCGGTTGGACGTACCCCTCCACGAGACCTGGAGCTGCTACAAGGGAGGCGAGAAGCACTGCGGCAAGTGCGGTACCTGTGTGGAGCGGATGGAAGCCATCGCCGAAGCACAGAGCCGTCTCACCAACGAGGACATCACTCGTGGCGTCGGACTGGACGAGACTGAGTACGAGGACTACGACTTCTGGCGGCAGGTAGTCAGTGACCGTTCTTAAGTTCGTGTTCGAACACTTCTGGGGCACTGTGTGCCTCATCCTAGTCATCGCCTTCGCCGTCTCGGCCATCATCGCCGCAGCTCGAGGCAAGAACTTCTGGTGAGTACCACCAGGGAGATAGGAGAGTAACATGTATAAGCTCAAGAGGGCGTTCGCCGCTCTCGCTGCCAGTATCGTGGTGGGGTTTGGTCTCGCAGCCACTGCTACGCCTGCACAGGCTGCGTTCGGCGGATACTGTGCCGCTGACGCGTTCTGCGCCTACCAGTGGACTGGATTGGGTGCACAGGTCGAGGGCGACCGGTGGCAGTCGACCTACTTCAACTTCACCGTGGCACATGACGGCTGCATCAACCTGGCCGGTGCGACATGGGACAACGGAACGCCGGTGAACGACAACACCGGTTCGCTGATGTGGTACACCCAGTCGAGCGGCTACACCCAGTACGCCATCACGGTGTTCAACTGGGCCAACTGCAACACTTCCGGGCAGTGGAAGGTGATCGGCTACCTCGGCGCGGCCGGTAGCACGTTCAACATGGACAACCTGAACAACTACACCTACCAGTCCCCGGCCGGCTCCACGCTGAAGCTGTACCACACGATCACGAGCATCGGAATCCGCTGCGTGATCTGTTCGTAAGGACACAGGACAGACAGGCGTGTGGAGTTTGTGAGAGCTTCACGCGCCTGTTTAACAACGGTAGACTTGGAACACACTACTCCACACGGGCGAGGTCCTCAATGCGGTTGAAGATTCGGCACAATATGGAGATGGCTCACCGCCTATCCAAGGACACAACGAAGTGCAAGCAGATCCATGGTCACGGGATGCAGGTCGAGTTGGTCTTCATGAACCTCGAAGAAGGCGAGAACGGCATGGCCGTGACGCGCTTCGGCGAGACGATCGAGTTCGGATCTGCGAAGCGTAGGTTCCGCGACTACATCGATTCGACGTACGACCACCGGCTCGTGCTCAACCAGGAAGACCCTTTCGCCGGCCCGATCTACATGGCCAAGGAGTTCATCGTCGAGTACACCGAGAAGGAGCTCGTCGAGCAGGCGAAGCACCAACTCAAGGCCAAGTTCGATGCCACAAGCGACCAGGTCTTCCTGCCAGGGCTGTCGCTAGTCCCTGGCGAACCGACGGTAGAGAACCTCGCCAAGTGGATCGCACAGTGGGCTGCCGCAGAGTTCCACTGCGACGTAATCTGTCGCATCGACGAGACCAAGACCAACGGTGCCGAGGTGCTTGTGACCTACACCGGTACGGGAACGAGGGTTCAGCAGTGACAGCGCAGCTGTTGTTCCTTACGTTCGCATTGGGAATGCTAACCACACTTCTGATCATACGTACAGAGATGTGGTACCTGAAGAGGAAGAAGCGATGACACTTCGAGTAGTGGAGACGTATGCGTCCTACCAGGGAGAGGGACCGAACACCACTCGGCCCACTGTCTTCGTCCGTTTTGCGGGCTGCAACTTCAAGTGCCCTGGGTGGCCTTGCGACACGCAGCACGCCATCGATCCCAAGAAGTACATCCCACTCCAGTCCTACTGGGATCCGACTCGCCTGGCAGATCACGTCCTCACCTTCGACACTGACAACATCTGCCTCACAGGCGGCGAGGTCTTCCTTCAGAACAAGAAGGACCTAGCCCAGTTCATCAATGGACTGAAGAGTTCACGGGAGACCATCGAGGTGGAGTGCTTCACCAACGGTGCTCTGGACTGGGGCGAAGATTTGCCCTACATGATCGACACCTTCATCCTGGACTGGAAGCTCCCTGGCAGTGGAGAGGAGTACGGTCCAAGTAGTAGCTTCCGATCCAACTTCGACTACCTCGAGAGCCACGACGCTGTCAAGTTCACGATCAAGGATCGTGCTGACTACGACGTAGCGAAGTCGCGTTACCTCAACGAGATCAAGGATCGCACCGAGGAACCTATGGTCTATGCCGGCGTCGTGTGGGGACAGGAGTTGACCACTGAGAAGCTCTGCCAGTGGATGTCGAACGACAACCTGCCCTGGCGCCTGAATGTACAGACGCACAAGTTCATCTGGCACCCCGACAAGATTGGAGTCTGAGTTGGACTTCCCGACCGCCTTTACAGTTCGCCAGCAGGACGAGCTGCACGCAACGCCTGACTGTGTAGAGGACATGCTCGCACTGCATGCAGGGCTGGATATGACCTCTCCTCACGGTAAGGACACTCCGCAGAGGTTCCTCCAGATGCTGGAAGAACTCACGGCTCACAAGAACTGCGACGGTTCCTGCATCAAGTGGAAGACGTTCGAGTCCCCCTCGGACGAGATGATCATCGTCAAGAAGATCCCGTACTACAGCGTGTGCAACCACCACGTGGTCCCGTTCTACGGCTACGCCTGGATCGGCTACGTCCCCGAGGACAAGATCGTCGGACTGTCCAAGTTCGCACGAGTGGTCAACCACTTCGCCCGACGGCTACAGGTACAGGAGGAGCTCACCGCACAGGTCCACGGCTACATCCACCTCAACATGCACACCAAGGGCATCATGGTCGTCATGGAGGGAGAACACTTGTGCATGACCCTTCGTGGGGCACAAGTTCCAGGTACTATGACACGAACCGTGAAAACTTCTGGGGTCTTCGCGGACCACAGCAAGACGGCCAAGGCAGAGTTCATGGAGGGCATCCGGTGAGGGTACGTGTTACTAAGGACGCTGACATCGACGATGATGTCGCTACCAAGATTCTGCAGGAGTTCATCGACTGGCTCGACGAGAGAGGGCTTCTGCGGGACATTCACAGAGCTGACGAGACTCGTACGCTGCAGTACAACTCAGATGTGGTCAGCATCTACATGGAAGAGAAGGCAATCGGATGAACTTCGGGTACATGCAGCTCGGCGACATGGTCGGTGACTGTGTCGAGGACAGTGGTCGCTGGTTCCCCGGCAAGGCTCAGACGCTTCCGAACCTCGTACTGTGCCTGGCCGGCGAGGTCGGTGAGGTCGCGAATCTCGTCAAGAAGATCGTCCGCGGATCGATGACCCTCGAGTACGCAATGGACGAGGAGTACAAGTCGGGCGCTACACTGCAGGAGGAGGTTATCGACTGTCTAATCTACCTCTGCAACCTGATGGGCGCTAAGGAGTTCGAGGGCGTCGACTGGAAGAAGATCTGGGACGAGAAGCGACAGTTCAACGAGAACCGCTTCGGTCTTCAGTGCATCAAGCCAGACGATGCGGCACGCGAAGCCTTCGAGAAGGAGCACTTCGGTGAGTGAGATCGCGGACAAGATCAACGAGTACAGTCGAGAGTTCGACGAGCGCTGCTTTCACAAGCACACACTGGGCGAGGAGAAGTACGGTCCCGGTACTTGGCTCGGTATCGACACTATCGAGCATGCACTCGATGAGGTTGTCGACATGGGCAACTACATTCGGATGACGTACATCAAGCTACGTCTCCTGCAGGACGGACTCGTTCGCATTCAGACAGATCGAAGCACAGCTGCGCCCATCGCTGGCAAGGAGATGTTGGGCAAGCAAGGTACGCTATTCCAGGGAGGAATGCCTGAATGAGAGCAGCACTGATCCCTCCTCGCGGGTACTTCAATACTGCACTACGTTCCGACTACCATCTTGTCCTGCCACAGGTCTCCTTCGACCGGTACGAACATCTGTACAGCAACCTGGTAGACGAAGAGGACTTTGTCATCCTTGACAATGGTGCAGCAGAAGGCCAGCTTGTCACCGATGACGTCCTGATCAACGCGATGTACGCGTACGGCGCCAACGAAGTCGTCGTGCCTGACGTGCTCCGTGACATGAAGGCTACGGTAGCCTATGCAACCAAGTTCCTGCAGAAGTTCTACTTGCCTAGCTTCACCAAGCCTATGCTGGTGGTGCAGGGACGTACCCTGGAGGAAGTATTCCACTGTATAGACGTCTTCTGCGAAACGTGGCCCAAAGCTACGCTGGGCATCCCCCGCCACCTGTTGGAGACGCTCCACGACAGTTCCGCTAGAGCTCACGTGCTCACATACATCGAGAACAACTGGGGACACTGGACGGTGCATCTTCTTGGTACCCATCCGAAGCACCCTGCAGAGATCAAGACCCTCGCCGAAGCCTTCTCATGGGTAAGAGGTGTGGACACCAGCATGCCGTACAACTTCACCATCGCTGGTGAGCTGCTGACAGAAGCTAGTCCTGGGGTCGCAAGACCGAAGGATTACTTCGACAAGGTACATGTTCTCGACGGGGAGCTGCTCGACCGTAACATCAAGACCTACTTGGGGTGGGCCAGTGGAACCAAAGGCACCAGGAGCTAACTGCTCTTCGTGCCCACTCAAAGACGAACGTATGGCGCCGTCCCTCATTCCCGAGGGACGGCCTCGTCTGGCAGTGGTGGGCGAAGCACCAGGCTTTCAGGAAACCATCTACGGTGAGCCCTTCAAAGGGCCCTCCGGCAAGCTACTGGATAGGGTGTTGGATCACCATGGCTTTAGTCGCAAGGACGTTCTCTACACGAATGTGTGCCTTTGTCGTCCGCCAGATAATGCTACGCCACCTGCGTCAGCACAAGCTGCGTGTCGTGGACGTCTCATTGGTGAGCTCCACTCCTCTGGAGTGGGAACTGTTGTTGCGTTGGGAGGAACAGCCACATCTGCTCTCGTTGACGATCCAAGAACCATTACCACTCTACGAGTCGGGCCCCCAAAGCGACCGACACGAGCGCTTGACGGAAGCCTTGTTGAAAGGGTTATTCCGACCTGGCACCCCGCTTACACGCTTCGAAATTCTGACGCCTTCCCAACCCTCGTAGCGGACATCGGCAAGGTCAACCAGCACACGCTGGATGACTGGTCGGAGCCGTTCTGGAACTACTGGGACGAACCTCTACTGGCTGTCAAGGCGCTCGACTGGCTCCTCGCTTGGCAAAGGCAGCACGGTAGGTACGAGTTGGTTGTGGACATCGAGGTCGGCATTGAGAAGGATACCGCCTTCGATCACCCGAACATGTACCAAATGCTTTGTGTCGGTCTGGCCTGGGACAGAGGCCAGGCGATGGTCATCGGAGAGGAGGCGATGAAGAATGCGCAGGTTAAGGGACGTCTCGATCGTCTTCTACGACGATCCCGTCTCATCGCACACAACGGCAAGTTCGACCTCGCAGGCCTCTACCCCATCTTCCCGGGACTGGAACTCTGGTTCGATACAATGCTCGCGCACTACGCTCTGGATGAACGTTCAGGCGGGCATGGTCTCAAGGTCCTGGCCGTGGAACGTCTGGGTGCACCTGCATACGACGACGAGATCAAACAGTATGTACCTCGCGGCGGAAATTATGCAAGCATTCCCAGGGAGATCCTCTACAAATACAACGCACTGGATGTTGCCTGTACGTGGAACTTGTTCGAGCTGTTTGCTGCCGAGATGGATGCACCTACGACTGACGAGTGGCCTTACCCTGAGCTGCCTGTCAAGTCTCTCCGGGACTGGCATGACTTCCTGGTGGCAGCGAGTAACCAACTCGTGTACTTGGAACTCAACGGCATCGCGGTAGACGTTCAGTACAACACCAAGTTGTCACTCGAGTACATGAAGAAGCTCAACGAGATGGAGGACGGTCTCAGCGAGATCGTCAAGTTCGCTACCCGTGGCGAAACACCCTTCATCAACCCTAGGTCGCCTAAGCAGGTCAAGGAGTTCCTCTTGACCCAGGGGATCAAGGTAGCCAGTACAGACAAGGACGTGCTCAATGGCCTCTCTGAACGTCTCGATCCTACGCTCCCGGCAGGGATGTTCGTTACAGGACTACTGGAACACCGTTTCGAGGCAAAGCGCTACGGCACCTTTGTCAAAGGTATACGGCAAAGACTTTATGGCAATCGTGTCTTTACCAACTACCTGCTCCACGGCACCACCTCCGGACGTCTGGCGTCTAGGAACCCGAACCTACAAAACATTGTTCGGAGCCAGGCTATTCGGCGGCAGTTCGTTGCATCAAAGCCTGGTAACATCCTCATTCAGGCCGACTATAAGCAGGCGGAGGGACGCGTCATTGCTTGGCTTGCTCAAGATGAGTACCTTCGTAGTATCTTCGTCAATCCTGAGCAGGATCTGTTCGACATGCTTGGGTCAGGCCTCTATAGGTGTTCCGTGGAAGAACTCCATGACGGCTCCGCACTAGCAAAGGAAAGACGTGTTCGGACAAAAGCATTCTTCTACGGCATCGGCTTCGGTCGAGAGTACTACTCCATTGCCAAGGAGTACAAGCTCCCGATGGACGAGGCGCAGCGTGACTACTATGCGTTCCTGGAAACGATCCCACAGACCGTTGCCTGGCAGGGATCAATCAAGGAGCGCATACTCGAAGGCAAGGATCTCATTTCCCCCTTCGGTCGGCGACGCCGTTTCTCACTCATCACCCCGCAGAACCAGAAAGACGTCTTCAACGAGGCTCTCAGCTACCTACCGCAATCAACTGCTTCAGACATTTGCCTCAGTGCTCTCATTCGTCTACGTCCAAAGCTTCGGGGCATTGGGTTCATTAGACTCACGATTCACGACGCTCTGGTCGTCGAGGCATCTGAGTCACGACTGGAGATCGTGTCAGACATGCTTCGATCTGAGATGGTCGAAGCGGCTCGTCGCATTACCACCTACGTACCGTTTGAAGTAGACGTCAGCTACGGTCACTCATGGGGTGACCTCTAGGAGGAGTAATGGGTTACTACAAAGCACAAGTCAAAGTCACTAAGTATCGCGTTCGTGTAGAAGAGTACACGGAATGGGTCGAGCAGCCTGACCAGGATGAGCTACAGAAGCCTGTAGCAAAGGGCACATCCGAAGCGGTGCGACCTGCAGCGAGGCCTCGCGCCGAGTGGATCATGACTGATGATCTCACATCGACCAGCAAGTCCGTACTGGCAGGTATCCTCCGTGCCAAGGCCGACGAGCTCGATCCGCAGGACAAGACGGTCTACCGGGGGAACTAATGCCTAGGGGGAGAACGAGTCCAGTCGGGACCGAAACAGTCAATGCCAACGGCTACACCCAAGTCAAGACAGAGACTGGGTGGGTCGGCAAGCACACACTCGTCCTGGAAGAGAAACTTGGGCGGAAGCTTCGATCGGGCGAGCGAGCCATCTTCGCTGACGGCAACAAGAGCAACTTGGACCCAGACAACATCGAGTTGGCTACTACAAGCACCAAGAGTGTTCAGTCACGCATTGCCAGGCTTCGTGCCGAGATCGAGGACAGGCAAGCACTGATCAAAGACCTCGAAGAGGAACTCAATGGTTCAGTCGGGTAGGTACGCGAAGCGTGTATCGTCACGCACATGGCGACTACTCAGAGACCAGGAGTTTCAGTGTCGTGGCTGTAAAGGACAAATTTGCAACCATAACCTCTACGAGACTGACGATGGCCTAGTCTGTGGCACTTGTAATCTTGCTAGATTAGGCCTAATCGTTAGAGTAGGAGAACAGACAAGTTAGCAGATTGGTTAGACGAGAGATAACGCTAGCTAAAGACCTAACTGCAGCCTAGGGATCTTGCTCGGCTATCTCTCGTCTAACCAATCGACACAAGACCAAACTCCACACGGGCGAGGGGATTCAGATGCAAGTTATAGTGAGGGACAGACAAGAAGGTAAGACGACTGAGCTCATCAAGTGGCTCCTGGAGGGGACGGAGCAAGACAAGTATCCGTACTGGAGCCGTGTGATCGTCTGTGCAGCAAGCCATGTAGAGACCGCACGCGTTACGAACGAGGTGCTCAAATACATCGAGACAACAGACTGGAACCCTTGCGAGCGAATGCTCCCGCATGTGCATGCAGAAGGAGTACCCCTCAAGGAAGTACACCTTGGCGTCCTCACAGACGTACGCAAGGCCGTGTGGGATATGTCGGACTACCTGGCCAATGAGCGAGGCGTTCGTACGTTCGATTTCGCCATCGACAACATGGAGTACGTCTGGGAAAGAGGCTACCGTATCCTACGTCAGCCAGCCATTATCACCATGACAGGAAAGTCGTATGACGGACTACGCGATTGATCCTGGGCCTCACACAGGTATCTTCTACATGAAGGACGGCCAGCCCCACAGGGTCACGCTGGACTACACAGACGGCCTCATCAAGGATCCTCACCTACACCTGTACATGTGGATGATGCAGATGGTGGATCCCGAAAAGGACCATCTCATCTACGAGTCCTTCGAGTACAGGAAGGAGGATGCACAGAACAGGGAGTACATCGACTACTCGACGGGTGAGCTCGTAGGGGTCTGTGCGCTCTGGTGCCAGATCACTCACACACCGTATACGGTGCAGTCAGCGTCGCAGGGCAAAGGCTTCTGGACGGATGACAAGCTCAAGCGTGTGGGGTTGTGGATTCCTGGTAAGGAGCGTAGACACGAACGCGATGCCACTAGGCACTGGCTCCACTACACCACGTTCAGACTGAACGACAACATCTGGCTGAACAAACTCAAATAGAGACCTGGCCTGCTACCAAGGGACTACGGGGGAGGAATACCGTAGGGTAGCAGGCCAGGCGTCTATTTGGTATCAGATACCAAACGTAGGAGGCTGCTTCGGCTCAGAGGATCCACGGAGGCGTTCCAGGATCCGGGCGTAGGCTGGGTGGTTCCGTACTTGCTCCACCAGCTGGTTCTCGGCCAAAGCGTTCGCGGGGGACAACGCGACGACGATTGCTGGGAAGAACAGCCCCGCCGCCGTCAGCCACTCTTGCACCGAGATGTTGTTGTCCTGCGAAGCTGCGACGAGTGACGGAATCGCCACTGCCAGTCCTGCGACCAGCGCCGAGATCGCTTTCGTGTACCTTCCCATTGCTGCTCTCCTTCTTGATCTTGTCGCGGTGTTCTTTTGTTATGGGTTCTATGTCACCTTCGGGAAACGGCTCGCGCAAGAGGGCATCGATGGTTTCGTCCTCCGTCTGCAGACCTAACGTCTCCTGCCATCTAGCGAGTGCCTGCACTGAGAAGCTATGCATCTGGCGTGTGGAGTTTTGTCCTTCGCCAATGACGGCCGTTACTGTTACTTTCCCATCATGGACCTGCAGGTCTTCGTAGCGGATCTTCATTACTGTCTCCAAGCCTGCCAGTAGATGGTCTTTGCAGTAGTACCTGACCAGCTGATGGTGAAGCTGGAACTGGAGAGCGTCGCAATGTTATGTGACACAGGTCCTACGGAACTGAATAGGGAGTACGTGAAGAAGGGTGTGCTGTCGAACGGGATAGTGAAGTTGACGCTCGCAGCACCGAACCCTGCTCCGATGCTCTCGATGCCGAAGACAATGGCATCACTCGCCTCCCTCTGATCACCTACCAGCCACTTGCCGCGAAGGTACAAAGTCGCTGCCGCATACTGTGAGATGGAGAGGAACGCCTCTTCGCCACCATTGGGTGAGTGCGTGAGGTAGGCAACGTCCTTCATAAGGAGCAGCTTGCTGCCATCCCGTACATCTGCACTAGTCCTGATGCCCATCTCGAGGGCTGCGCCCTGACCTTCCGACTCCCAAGCAAATATGGACGCCTTGTAAGCGTCCAGACCGTAGTCAGGTGTCAGGGTGACAGTAGGGGCAGCGCCATGTTGAATGCGGAGCACTTCCTCGTTGTTGTCATTGCGAACAACAATGTCCCCGCCACGGACAGTTAGTTCGCCACCGTCAATGGATGCATTACCAAGTCTCCGAGAATTCTCGAGAGCCACTAGGCGACGCTGCAGGTCAGCAACCATCTTGAGAAGGTCAGGCTGTTCACGATGCTGACGTACTTCACTCATGCGTCATCATCTCCCTGGAAGATCAACTGAACTTCCTCTACACCGTCACTGGACGCAGGTCTGTAGTCCCATCCCAAGATGCGGGTAATGAAGGTAGTACCTGGTGAAGGGTGCAAAGGATCCTTGATGACCAACTTGCAGTAGTCGCCGAGTCCGTAGTCACCAAAGGCAGGCTCGCGGTCAGCCTTCATTTGTACTGTGTACACTGGCTGCGGTACCTTGGAGAGTTGTGCCTGCACTAGAGTCATCTGCTCCAGGATGTTGATGTCCTCTACGTCCTTGAAAGTGACACTGGCATCCAGACGAGGGAAGCCTGCCGACAGCAGCGCAGTGTGTTCCACTTCAACTACTGTCATGTTCTCCCCCTCCCCTGCACCGATACCAAAGATATTGGTACCTCCAGCACCGATCGTGTCGTTGCGCCAGTAGTTGAGAATGTTGCCAGGATACTCAAACACAGGGCTGTTGTCACCAGGCAGAGAACCCAACGGCATGCCAATGCGCAACGTCTTCTTGTAGCTGTTACCTTCTCGACGCCAGTCAATAGTCCATTCGAAGCCGTCGGCGCCTGTAGCAACTTGGTCGATCACTGCACGGTAGGTCTTCTGTTCCGAAACTGCAACGTCCAAGTCGATTGTGTTGGCAGTACTGAACGCTGAGGGCAAGTCGACTTGGATACTGTTGGGATCGAACTGCATGTCGGTGTACAGCTGTCGCATGATGTTGCGAGGGTCAGTATTCGTAAAGGAACGATCAGTAGTGACCATTCGCTTGGTAGGATACTGATCCAATGTCTTGGCGTAGAGTTGAACTGACTTGGCTTGGCTTTGGTAGGTGCGAGTCCAGACCAGCCCGCCCCAGAGCACCACTGAGTCGGTCTCCATCACCAGTAGAGTCCGTCCTGGGATGGTAGCTGAGACGAGCTGGTCATTACTGTACCCGGTAAGGTCCAAGCCGAACGTAGCGTTGAACTCTCCACCATTGAGTGTCAAGCCCATCGTGACGCTCTGCAGTGGGATCTCTTCGAGGATCTCACCAGACAGCGCGTCAACGAATACGTACCTGATCTCGCTCGGCATGGACTAGTTCCTACTCTTCCTTGGGCGGGCACTCCCGCGGAATCTTGTTGAGAGGTTCGCAGCGACCAAACCCGTTCAGTGGATGAGTGAACGCGCAGCGACCGTTCTTCTCCGCATCGTATGGACCGTTGAAGTCGGGCTGACTCCGATCCATTTCCTCTTCGCCTTCGTACAGGTCTGTCATGCCGGGGGCTCCACAGGGCGAGTACGCTCTTCGAGGGTCTTCAGTAGTGCGTATACCTCCTGAAGGTTTGCCCAGTTCGGAGTGCGCTGTGCACCCTCCTCAAGGGGCCAGCCAGCATTGAGTACAGCGTTGCCCACCTCGCTCTTCAGGCCACCGCCGGTCGTCCAGGACGACAGTTCCACAGAGTCCTTGATCGCCGCCGTAGCTGCCTGAGCTGCCTGGACAGCCTTGGCGACCTCGGTGCGTACGAGTGACGCGAGCCAGTCACGGTCCTGCTGGTTCAAAGTACTCAGCTCCTCGAATCGGTAGTTGGCAGCCTTGTAGTTGTCAGCCTTCTGGGTGTGATCAGAACTGATGTGGAAGTGGTGATCATGCTTGTTCTCACCAGTGTAGACGCGCTTCTCGTAGTTGTTGACGTTCTTGTGGTAGATGTGGCCTTCGAAGATGATGTAGCGGATCCACCAGAAGGTACCATTGCGGCAGTACTTCAGCAGGTGAGCCAGGAACTCAGCTGGTGTGAAGTCTGCATTGAAGTCCTTGTCGACGTCAATGGCACGAACTTCTTCGGTGCTATCAGGGTCGCCGTCCCACCCCGCATTGCCCTTGCCAGTGTCGTCTGGGTTGTGGTCGCTGTCACCCTGCTGGTGTTGCCAGTCGCCTACGGAGCCGTCACTCTCCGTGTCCCTCTCCGGTGCCTCTACGTTCAGTTGCGTTCGGAAGTCCTTCAGCGGTTCCACCAGGACCCATGCCATTGTCTTCCTCCTCTACTGGTGGGCCGATGTGCTCTTCAGGGTCCTCATCGACTGGATGCGGGTTCATGTTCACCTCCTAGAAAACGTGTCCGGCAACCAGAAAGCCTCCTGTGAGACATGCCAGTCCAATGCTGACTAGTGACACACGAGGAGGGTTGACGAAAGCACTGACGACGAAAAGCACCAGTGCGAAGATCCAAAGAATAGCCGCAAGATCCATTTCCGTCTCCTTACGGTGTGAATAGTACCTGGTACATTCGGTAGCTGTCAACAATGCTTCCGACACTGATGCTTGACGGAAGGCTAGACTGTCCAGTCATCTCGCCAGCGACACGAGGAGCAGTGCCTGAAAGGCTAGGGATGGTGAAGACGCCCCCAGGCTGTGCCGGTGTGCCACCGATAGTCAACATGCCTACAGCATAACGCGTTCCAGCTACCTTGGACCAGGACGAGGACAGTGCCTTGGTGCGAGTACCAGTAGAGGTCCACAGTGCAGTGTCGTTGGCTGTGGATGCTGTGAGCGTCAGGTTGCCTGAGCCGTCAATGGTGTAGATACCAATACGTGACGTAGTGTTCGAGGCACCAGCGGTAGACGGGATAGCCGTGACGACATTGTTGATGGTTTCGGTCTTACGTGCAGTGAAGTAGGTCAGGTGCACTGAACCCAGCACCATGTCTACGTCACCAAACGTTTGCAGACGGTCGAGAGTCTCCTCACCTGACGTGATCAGGCTGAAGCGTCCGACGATGCTAACGTTGTCGACCAAGTCCAAGGAAAGGTCGGTCTTCACCTGGGCGTACGTACGCTCCACAACGGCTGACGTACCATTGCCTTTGATGTAGCTGTTCGCTGTGACAGATGCGACGCCCGTGCCGCCTCGAGCCACACCCAACGTGCCTGTAGTGACCTGAGAGGCGTCAAGTGCAAGCTCGTCGCTACCACCGTCCTGATGAGACGTTGCGTGAGCAGTTGGCGTACGTGCATCGGTGAAGCGACTGTCATTGCCGAATGGAACTGTCGTACCCGACGTACCTGTAGGGATACGACCAATAGCTACTGTGCCTGAAGTGATCTGCGAGCCGTCCAAGGCAAGCTCATCACTACCGCCATCTTGGTGTGAAGTCGCATGCGCCGTAGGGGTTCGAGCATCACTCAGACGAGCATCGTTACCAATGGTAACTGTAGACGAGCTACTGCCAGTCGGGATACGTCCAATGGCAAACGAGCCAGACGTGACCTGACTGGCGTCGAGAGCCAGCGCGTCTGAACCGCCATCCTGGTGGGAGGCAGCATGAGCCGTGGGAGTGCGCGCGTCAGTGAATCTTGCATCGTTACCGAACGGAACGGTCGATCCTGTAGTACCGGTAGGAATTCTGGCAATCGGTACAGTACCAGAAGTGACTTGAGAACCGTCAACACTGATCTCGTCGCTACCACCGTCGGCATGCGAAGACGCATGTAGCGAAGGAGTGAAGGTGGAAGGCTTTCCTGTGACATCATCCCAAGCTACGCTACCGCCACCCCCACCTCCCAAGATCTTGTTTCCAGCAGCATCGATGACATCACCGTCATCGTCAAGAGCAGCTACACCACCTGCAAAGCCCTTCTGCGTGATCAGGATGAACAGCTGTCCAGCTGATGCGGAAGCAGGCGTGAAGATGTCAGCAATGTCGACAGGGTCAGGGCCATCATACGGCAGCATGATAGAGCCTGTCAACGTGGTACCGTCGATGGTGATCTCGACAGCGTATGACCATCCAGCAGGCGCCCACTGAGGATCGTTAGTTGCAGGCAGGTCGATAGTGAACGCACCTGCTGTCACGTTCGCAGTTGTAGCAAATGGTGGAACGATCTCGTTGTCGTCAGGACTGAACAGCCAGTTTGTAGATGTGAACTTGACTGAACCACTAGACGGATCATTACCTGGGTAGACAGTGAAATTACCTGTCACGGTAATGATTTGGAGTGATGCAGGGAACGGCATGTCACTCCTTAAGTGAGCGTAGGCCAGTTGGGGTAGTCGGCAGCTCTTCCTGCCTCAATGATCCGAAGGGTACGAGCTGCACCAGTGCCAGCCTGTACAGTGACTGTACCTGAACTTGCACGCGTTACGCCCACTAGCGTTGCGGTGACATCCGAGCCACCAATGGTGAAGTAGCTGTACAGGCTGAATCCCATCGGCTGGCTCGCAACGCCAGGAGTAGGCTGACGGTAGAAGTCGGCAATCGTCTGGCCTGCGGCGTCAGTCTTTCGCACCCAGAAGTACGGGTATGAGGTGGCCGAGCTCATAACGTAGCTGGCCTTGAACTCCAACTTGTACGCCGTGTTCGCCTTGTAGGTACCTGACGGTGCAGTGGTGAACACTGTCTCTGTGGTACCGATGGCACTAGTGGTGGCCGTTGAGGTGACCTCCAGTAGCGACTTGGTCAAGATGTATGGACGAGTCCATGCAGCACCCTCCCACGTGTACACAGTGAACTCGCTGCGTACGTATGCCTGCATACCAACATGCAAGCCCACCGAGGGCAGGTCAGCGAACGTAGCTACGGGAACGATTCCCATGCCGAGGTAGGCACGGCGATCGGTGATGTTGGCGTTGACGATAGTCGTCACGCTTGGGCCGATCAGGATCTGCGCGAGGACTAGGGAGTTGTTCGGCGTCGCAGGTGCAGACGGCGAACTAGCTGGAGTGCCTGCAATGACCTCCAGAGCCGACGTGTTTGACGCACCACTGAACACTGAGTCGTAGACACGATACACCACCAAGTCGATCCGAGACAAGGAAGCGTGAGCAGCAGTGACCGCGACGTTGGTAGTAGTTGGCGCGTAGCAGGAGTAGGCTCCTTGCGAAGTACCTTCAGTACCCGCTACGTAGCACATACCGGTAGCGACAGTGATACCCATAGCAGGCGAGCCTTGCTGCGTTACTGCTAGCGCACCACCGATCGAGGGATGTACGCCTGCACGTGGCACCATCGAACTGTTCGCGCGGGCACCAACCAGCATGCCACTGAGAGCGTTGCGAAGCACCTCAGCTGTATGTGTCGAGCCTGCGTTCTGCAGTGCAATGGGAGGGTTAGTTACTGCCATTGTTCACCTCCAAGCATTTCGGAAAGCGATGCTGGCAGGGTTAGAGCCTCCAGCGCTTGCACGGTAACGGATGAAGTTGTCGCCAGACTCCAATAGGAACCAGTCAGGGTTCAGTAGAGCACCACGACGTGACTGCGACCCATTGATCTTGACAGTACGATTGCCAAGGTCGATCTGTAGGTTGTCGCTCGCCGCCACGTCGATCTCGAACTCCAACGTGTTACTGTAGGTGTCATTGTAGATGACAGGATTTGTTACAGGTCCTGGGAGAGTGATGATCGCGGGCGTAGGCCTGTTACCACCATTGATGACCGTAACACCTTCAGGACTCACCGCCGCACCGAAGCCAAAGTCGAAGCCCAGGGAGAACCCAATACCTGTAGTGATGGGCACGCCTGTCACCAATGCAACGGTCTGGAGAGCACTGTCATAGATGCGAGGGTCTTCAGCCTGACACATGAACTGTATGTCAGCGCACCCGGTGTTGCGCAAGGTAGTACTGTCATACCGTACGCCCAGGGGCTTGACGAACACTGTACGTTGAGCAACACCCGGATGTGCGAAGTTGAATGGAATGGAAGACCTACGAGGTGACCACTCACCCTTCAAGGTATCCAAGTACGGCTCGGCTGTGGTTACAGTAGCAATGAGCTGGCCTTCGAGTACGATCGTCCGCATCTTCTCGAACTCAGCATCCAAGAAGCCGCCGTCGACACCTTCGTGGTCACGCTCAGTAGTACGGTACTCAGGACTATCCAGACCAGACACCTTAGTGATGTCCACAAAGGGAGGTGTAGTGTCTACTGGGTTAAGGACTGTGCCAGAATCTCCTAGCTGGTACGAGAACGCGTCCACTACGGCAACCTCCCCTGCAGCTCCCAACCCAAGTCCGCAGCAGTCTTGCGTGGGTCGATCTCCTGCGTATGAATTGTCTGCTTGATGTCGTACGTCTTGTAGACACTCGTACCGGCGAATGGCTGCCCATTGCCTCCACCAAACCCCACACGGCTTTGGTCCGGTGTGAAGAGGCTTGCACCCGTCAGTGTGTTCATGTTCCGGTTCATCTGCTGTACGTAACCGTTGATGTAGCCACGAGCAGTGTTCATGCCGATTGCTTCGAAGACCTTCGAAGGACTCTTAATGCCAAGCTCCTTCTTGATCTGCTTCACCAGCGCTGTAGCGATCTGTGCCATCATCTTGGTGATGGAAGCGATCTGGCTTTGCAGGCCCTTGATCAGACCCTGCCCAGCCTTGATACCGGCATTGTACAAGTCGCCCGCTACCTTGCTACCGGTATCGCCGCCGATCTTCCGAATCTCGGCTTGGATCTTACTGATCTGTGCGAGGTCGGAATTGCTACCCTTCACCAGTGTGGCTACGAGCTGCCCCGCACCTTCGACACCCTGCTGGGCAAGCTGGGCAATGGTTTCCTTGTCGAACCCTCGAGAGGCCAGGTTGCGCAGGTTCGCCTGGAACGTCTTCACGTCGGCAAGGCGCTTCTTGAGCGAGTCGACCATTCGGCCCGTCGTACGCTTCTCGGTGTCGGATAGAGAAGTAAGATCCGAGCTCTTGGTAACCGCTTCGGAAATCTTGCCGGCTAGCTCGTTACGCTCCTTGATCTGGTCGTTGACACTCTTCTGAGCTGCTGCCAACTTAGTCTGCAGACCAGCTCGCTTAGACTCAAGGTTAGTCAGGATCTTCGTCGTGTTAGCCAGCCGAGCATTCCACTTCGTTAGCATAGCACGCTTAGCACTCTTACTGATGTCAGCCGCGTTAATAGACCGAGTGATGTCTCGCGACAGACGGTAGAGGGCCGTCTGCAACTGCTTGCGTGTGGCGTTTGCCGAGATGCCCTGCGTCAGGCCTCGGACTACGTCCATACCAATGTCTTTGAAGACCTTCGACGGTGAACGAATCCCCAGGAAGGCCGTCACAGCGCCCTTGACAGTAGCCGCCAGCTCTTGCGCCTTAGCACGTGCCTGACCAAGCATGGAGTCGATGCCGTTGATGAGACCACGTACCAAGTCGCCGCCCGCCGTACGCAGCCACGAGCCGGCATTGCCAAAGAAGCTCTTGATACTGTTTATGCCAGTGGTGACAGCATTGCGCGCCTTACGCATGCCGCCGCCGGCACCGTCTCCCAGGTTACGGAACCAATCGATGACCCGCTGGATCGCTGCACGCAGGAGGTTGAAGTCTGTCACAAGTGACTTGCCAGCAATGGTGGACAAGAACATGAACACGCGGCCAGCGTTGATGGTTGCTGAGGACAGCAGACGCAACGACGTCAAGGTCGAAGCGATGGCAAAGCCCGTCAGCAGGCCAAGCACCAGGATCAGGCCAAAGATCTGGCTGACGAGAGGCTTGATCCAGTACTGGTTCTGTTGCCACCAAGTCTTCAGCTCGCGCAGTGCTGGGATCACGTCCGACTCAATGTACGCAGCTAGCTGCTGGAAGGCGGGAACCACCTGTGCACGAATGAGTGCTGCAGCCATAGCCAGGCGCGGCTCGAGCTCGCTCTTGAACCAGTTGACGAACTTAGTGATCTCCGGAAGGATCTCCTTCTCGATGACTGCCCACAACTTCTTCAGGGAAGGCAGTAGGTAGGTCTCGAAGTCCTTCCAGACGTCCTGGGCGAACTTCTTGATCCGACTACCTACAGCAACGAACACTGATCCGATGGAGTTGATCATGTCACGGAAGGGCTTGCTCTTGTTGTATAGCAACACGAACAGTGCAACAAGACCTGCGATACCTGCTGCGACAAGTGCAGTCACTGCAGCGACTGCGGCCATGACGGCTACAACAGGAATGAGTGCAGTACCAGCAGCCGCAACTACCGCAGCAAAGGTGATTAGGATACCTACTAGGACCAGTGCTGCACCGAACACAATGGTCAAGACGGAAGCCCAGAACAGGAACTGCGCAATTGTGTTCTGCACAGGCTTGGGTAGCTTGTTGAACCAGTCGACAGCCTTCTTGACAATATCGATCAGCTTCGAGAAGATAGGCATCAACGACTTGCCAATAGTGACCTTGAGGGTCTCCCAACTGTTCTTCAGGAGCTGCGACTTGGCAGCTACGCTACCAGCCATCTCATTGTACGCCTTCTGGAAGGCCCCCTTATCAGTCGCGAACTCCTTCATCTGTCCCTGGAAGAGTTCCAGACCACCCTTAGTGAGCAGGATGTTCTGGAGGAAACGCCTAGCTTCAATCGTACCGCCAGCACCCTTGAGTGTATCAAGGATGTTCTTGATACGGTCTTCCTTCGGCATCTTCTCGAGTTCCTTGCGCCAGTCCGCAAGGACCTCAACCAATGGACGGAAGTTACCCTTGGCATCACGTGTCTTGACACCGATCTTAGCCAGAGCCTTTTCCGTCTTCGGGTTCGACATTGCGTCGAAGGCACGTGCCACAGAAGTAGCTGCACGTGAGGTACTCATGCCCTGTCGTGTGGCAGTAGCCAAGGCTGCAGCCATGCCCTCAATTGACTGACCAGCGCGAACAGCGGACGGCGACACCAGACCGATCTTCTCGGCCCACTCCTCGTAGGAACCAACACCTTCCTGGACCAGCTGGAACTGAATATCCAGAAGCTTGTTGACGTCCTTGAAGGGCACCTTGAAGGAGTTCATCAGACCGATCGTGGCACGAGAAGCAGTCTGAATATCTGTCTGGCCAGCTACAGCTGCCTTAGAGAACTGCCGTAGGAGCATCTCAGCCTGAGGCATGTTGGCTTCAGTCGACGAGAAGACGTCGAACAATGCACCCTGGATCTGATCGAAGGGCACGGCCACGTCACGTGCCACACGCAAGCCGATATCGCCAAGCTCTTCCAGGCTAGGCTTGAAGCGTTTGTCGACCTGAGTGAACGTCAGACGTACTTGCCTATCCCACTCAACAGCAGCATCGACAGTCTTCTTCAGACCGTAAGCACCCGCAGCACCAGCAGCTACGAGAGACAGGCCTGTGACAGTAGCTACTTGGCCCACGTTCTGTATCCGACCAGCCAAGTCCTTGGATGACTTGGCGTTGCGCTCGACACTACGGGCGTGTTCATCATGCGCTCGAGCTGACGATTGTAGCGAGGCTACCTGTGAGGCTGTCGCCTGCTGGAGTGCTGCTACCTGTGCCCTAGTAGCACCAGCCAACTTTGCCTGCTGCACTCTAACCGCACCAGCCAGACGTGCCTGCTGAGCCTGTGCGCGTAGTGCTGCAGCACGAGCACGAGCGGAGGCGGCATCGGCCTGCGCCGCAACACGTCGCATCGATCCGCCCAGATTCGTCAAGGACCGCGAAGCTTCATCCTTTGCACGAATCAGGAGGAGGATGTCACGGACGGTTGCGGGCATTCTGAGCCGCCTCTCGCTGACGCTGGTCCCTGAGATCGCGTTCTGACTCTGCCAAGTTAATGTGCTCGAACACGTACATCAACCTGGCAGGCTGGTCCAGGACTCCTCCAGCCCTAGGCAGCTGACCGAACACTCTACAGAAGTGGTACAAGTTGAGGAACTCTGCTACATCAGGATCCGGTTTTCGGCTCGTGAGAATCGAAGCACGGATCCTGTGAATTAGTTTCCCTCTTCGACATCCTCAAAGCTGTTCCACTTGTCGATGAGCTGACCGACCTCATCACCGATGCGCGAGTTGAGCTTGCGGACGTCCTGCTCATTCTTGAAGTTCAGCGTACGGCCGTCGGTGTCCTCAAGGTTGTGCTCAACCACGAGGTTGGCGAAGTCCCACAATGTGAGACGTTGTGTCTCCATAGAGATCTCGCCCGCGTAGTCGGACTTGGTATCCTTGAGAATCTTCATGGCACCTGCAAGGCCTGAACGGTTCAGGCGCTCGCCGTAGGTCATCTCACGGACAACCACAAAGGCGCCCGGGAGAGTCTTGAGCTCTTCCCGATGGTGCTCGCTAGTGACAACTGCAACTGGCATCTCGTTCTCCCTCTGAACGTTATGCTTGATTATACTATGGACAACAATGTTAAAGCAACCCGTACGTGAACCGACCTGGTACGCAAAGGCCAACAGTAACCATGTTAAACTAGCGGGCCGTGCGTCCTCCAAACTCCACACGGCCCGCGCTCCTGTGCTACGAGATGTTTTCCTGCGACTTCACCGTGATGGTGTACGTAGCAGTAGACGGTCCGACCATGTTCATGTAGCTGATCGATCCGCGGACCAGATCACCCTGACCGCTCAGGTTCACCTCGTAGGTGTCCTTGATCGCCACGGGTGTGAGGATGACAATGCTGTTGTTCGCACCCTTAGTGGCCGTGAGTGTGATCGACTGCGAGGTCAGTGCCTTGAAGGCATCGTAGTCAGTCCGCGTCTGGAAGTCACGTTCCATCGAGGTGGTGACTTCGCGCTCACCGAACTTGACGAAGACAGCGCCGCGGCCAGTGTTCTTCATACGGAACTGAGGCTCCGCATTGTCCTCGACCTGGAACTCGAAGGTGTCAGTGTCTGTCACCGTCGATCCTGTCGGGATCTCGACGATGTACTGACCTGCACCGAAGGGCGTAGTCGTAGGCCAGGTCGGCGTGGGTGCGGACTGCGTGGCCTCGTCGTTGCCCACAATGCTGCAGGCGTACGTGAGGGTACCCTCGTCCATGCCGAAGGTGAACGAGCCAACCACGCAGCCAGTGTAGGCGAACACTTGGCTGTTCCGAACGATCGTGATCGAGAGCGTCTTCGCCGGGGTAGCGTCTGCGTTCGGGGTGCCCGTGTAGGTGAAGTTAGGCGTCGTACCGGTCTTCACCACTGTCATCCGAGATGCCATCATGAAGTACGGCAGGATGTCGTCTGTGGCGTCCATCTCGAGATCGCCCTCGACATGAGCATCGCCAGCCACAGCGAAGTTGATGTCAGGACTGTTGCGGATCGAACGACGCCAGTTCGTGGCCTGCTGGTAGTTCAGGCTCTCAGTATTGAATGGTACGAACTTGGTGGGTGCGACGTACGTCCCAGAGGTCACCTCCAGAGCGATGCCCATGATGCCACCTGCACCAACACCGTATGCCATTTAGGCCTCCTCCCCAAGAGCTACCACTTCGAACTGGTCCTCGTCGGCCAGAACGGACGAGTAGACAGGAACACCTGCCATACTCTGGAAGGCCTCCACCTCCGCCTGCGTGAACTCCTTCGTCTCGCCCTCGGCGAACACGGCAAGGAAGTCGACAGTGCGAGCTGGACCCTTGTTCGTGACTTGGTACTTCATCAAGCCCCCAATATCGTCTTGGACTTGCCCGTCCACGTTAGGCGAACGGCGTGCATCAGTGTCTTGCCTTCGTTCCTGAGTCTGTAGCCAGGCTCGATGTTGGAAACGTAGCCATGGATGACAATGCCGCCATCGCCACTACGCTCTAGGCGCACGTTCTGGTCAAGGTATGCTGCGATAGCCTCGGCCGTTTGTTCGGACTCCTTCTTGGTGTCCTGGTTGGTATCTACCTTAGCGTAGTACAGGATCAGCCAGCACGTATGATTGTTCTCAGTCCGTCCGTTGCCGCCTACCCCTGCCAGCACACGACCCGTCGGACCACTTTCGACACACAGTGTCGGTGTCGTCGCGATCCTGTTCTGGTCCCCGTACAGCAGCTGACCATCGGCAGTCAGGAGCGCAGTCTTGTTGTCGTTGACCAGATCGTAGAGTCGTTGGGCTACAGGTGAAGGGAACTGCGCTTGCGTCATCGGAACCCTGCCTCTCGGACCTTCTCTTCGATCCATTCGGCGAAGATGACTTCGATGGCGTCAATGTCCTCATCCTGGAAGACAACAAACGGACGTGCAGGGATCTCTACGCTTGGTGCCGGTGCTGGACCGTGCTTAGCCAACCGCTGGTCGAACATCTTGAACGCCAGCTTGTCAACTTCCTCATCGTCTTCGTCAGGTCCTAGCTGCTTACGGGCCGCGGTCTGGTACTTCTTAAACCAGTTACCTCCAGCGAACTGGTTTCCTGACTGTCCTGCTTGGTGTACCTTACCGTACCACACAGCCTGAGGCAGGTCACGAATCGTCGCACTCGTCT